ACGAGCCACGGCTTGCATAGTTTGATATCAGGGCTCCAATAAACGGGGTCTTCTTTTTCTTTGCCCCAGAGGAACATCTTTTCTTTTGGTGTTAATCGAGAATTTATTGCCATGCCCTCTCCAAGAGAAAACCGGGGGCCGTGAAAGCCCCCGGTGTGAAAGGTCTAGGAAATGCCGTCGGAGACCTCGTCCCAGTCGTCGTCTTCCGGTTCGTAGGATTCTGGCTGGACTATAGGTCCGTTCGGCAGGCGTTTCGTGGATTTTGGGGAGATTGCGAGACGGCCCACTTCGTACCAGGTCTCGAAGGGGCGTTGCTGGTTGTCGATACCCTGGATCATGACCCGTGGGCCGGCGTCTGCATACAAGCAGACCGCCATGATGATTCCGCTGATGCCGGTAATGGTGTCTTTTCCCTTGTTTCCGAGCAGTTCGTGGGCATGGACATTTCTTCTATCCATTGTGTTGTCCTCCGAGGTTAGGTGGTTAGTTGGGGACGATTGCTAATCCGAGGAAAGCCAGTATTGCACAAGCCAGCAGGAGAAGTATTGCCGATAAGATACCGACGATTTCCTCCTGGTTCTTGTGGATGGTTTGGGTCGTTCTTGCTCGCCATTGCCGGAAGTGAATTTTCCAACAAAACTGCATGGCCTTGATAAGACGGAAGATTTTATTCACGGGACCTCCTTTTGATATCTTCCGTGGTTGGTATTTTGCCACCGCCGGTCCACCGCTTCCAGGTCTTTTTGTAGGCTAGGAAGTGATCGCATTGGTTGTTACAGCGAGCACAGATCAATATGTCGATCCATTGGTATTCGTCGGGGCCGTTGATGATGTACTTTGCTCGGTTGCATTCGCGGGGCGGGGCGAAGAGGTACCCGCCGAATTTGTGAGCATGGCTGGGGGATTCCCAGGGGTTGCGTTTCATTCTACGAACCTTTCGTTTGTGTCCTCGGCGTACCGTTCGTTTTTTCGGTTTTCTGGTAACTGATCGTGCCATTGTCACTGTTCCTTGTGCTCGACCAGGTTACCGAACACCGCCGGGCACCGTTCTGCGAACTCTTCCAGCACTGGCAGCATGAGGGCTTGCATTTGCGGATGGGGTCTGCCGGTGGTGCCTATGGCACGCAGCTTGAAGATGTGCCGCCACTCGCGGAAGTTGGCGGTGACGACGATCTCGGTTTTGAGGGAGTTAGGCAGCACTTCGCGGGCCTGCTGGGGCTGCCAGCCCAATGAGAGCAGCTTGTTGTATTGCCGCTCGGCATGATGGCAGGCGGACAGAAATGCCTTGGTTGTCTTGTCTGCCGCATTGGTGATGGTCTTCGGACTGATGTAGTCGTCAAAACGATCAGCGAACCACACCGGCCTGATGAACGCGATGTCGTCGCCGCCGTAGTTGACGTAGCGTGTGGACTCCTGCCCGAAGGCGCAGAGCCGGTGCCGGACCAGTTCATGGGTGACGCCCCGGTTGGTGATGAACTTCACCGTGGCCGAGGCATGCTCGATCATGGCCTCATGGCCGCGCTTGATGAGCATGCGGGCGAAGCGAGGCGCGGAGCCTTCCTGTCTCCCGGTGCCGAGACACTTCGGACAATCGCGCGAACCTGTCACTATCCCGGGTCCGAGAACGTCGAACCCCTCGCAGTCACAATCCTGGTCCGTCGTGATGTGATCCTCGGACTTGTAGCAAGTCCGACCGGCGATCTCGATGCGCTCGATGCCGTCCATGTGCAGGATTTCGTGCCCCTGTTCGGTGATCTTCATTGATACTCCTCCCTTATTTTGCAGTTACGACTTCGGCTTCACGCCACTGGCTTTCCACGTCTCCCAACCGACGATTATATCGAAACGGTCCATCATTCCTCCTCCCCGCGCAGGGCTTGGCGGGCAATGTCGTCAGGATGATTTTTCGCATCCCACGCAATATAAGGGCCACCAGGAACGTCGCACAGAACCGTCCAGTTGAGTGGGTCTGCTAAAAGTTCCAACGCCTTGCGGTATCGCTCTGCCCTTTCATTAACAAACCGGAGGGCACCTTCGTGAACGTATGGTTGCGGAAGGCCGCCACGCTTCCTGCACTCTGAAAGCTCGGACTCCAACTCAACCACCCGCTCCATCAGGGCGGGTACGACACTTAACAAAAATTCAACGCGCTCCACGTCAACAAGTGCTTTTTTCCAGTCAACGTGTGGGTCTGCATCACAGTCGTGATCATCAAGCAGGTGCTTCACGGCCTCTGACAACAGACGGACCACAAGGTGCCCAGGCGTAGCCGCGTCCAGGGCGTCGCGGATTTCTTTCAGGTCAGGCATCTAATTTCTCCCTGTGCTTGGCGAGGAAGGCCAGGGCCTTTGTGACCTCACTGTCAAGCGCATCGGCAATGGCTACCAGCGGGGGCAGGCTGCAAATGCCATGCACTAGCGTGTTGACGGATGTAATCGCCTCGTTCAGTTCAGCGCGGAGGGTGGTGTTTTCCTCCTCAAGCTTGGTGATGTGGTTGCGGAGGTCGTTACATAATCTCTCAGAGAATCTCCGCTCACCTACTAACATTCCACGCTGATTTTTGTTCTTCTCCACCAGATCCTCCACCCGCCCCACCAGGGCGCGGAGGGTACTGATAGCCTCACGTTCGGCCTCAAGCTCGGTGATGCGCTGCTGACAATCAGAAAACCGGATATACTTTCCGTTTGATTTGTGGACCAGAAATGCACAATTCCCGCCGTATTCTGTATCTTTTACTTCTATATCGAAACGGTCCATCATTCCTCCTCCCCGCGCAGGGCTTGGCGGGTTACTTGTTCTCCCATTATACGGTATGAGTGTTGGGTTTCTATGCAGCCTGCTTGAGGCGGCGTTTGAGAAGGGCGGTTAGCAACGCGGATGTTTTGACGTCCTTTCCGTCCAGGATGCTGGTCACTATCTTGTTCTTCTCGTCGATTAATTCGGCGATTTCTTCTTCGATAGTGCGCTCGGCAATAAGGTAGTAGGCCATTACCTTGTCAGCTTCCTGTCCAATTCGGTGAACTCGATCTTCCGCTTGGTGATGCTTGCTCGGTGTCCAGGCGAGTTCTAAGGTGCAGGTGTCAGAAGCAGCCGTAAGGGTGATTCCTACTCCGGCCGCATGAAGGTTTCCGATGAATAAGCGGATGCCGTCGTCTTCTTGGAAACGGTCGATCGCAGTTTGCCTGTCTTTTTGTTTGGTGCGTCCGTCGAGGGTGACTGCAATGTCGCCGAAGGCCTCTTTGAGTGTGTCGATTGTTTTGTGATGGACTGCAAAGACAACGAGCTTCTTACCCGAGGTGTCCAGATAGTCGTTAATCCAATCGATTGCCGCTTTGAGCTTGCCTTCGACAGCGATTTGTTTCAGGGTGTTGGTCTGTACCAGTGCTCCTGCCATTATTAAGCTCTTAAGGGAATCCTTACCCTTGTTTTCGTGCAGCCATATCGCGAAGTTTTTCTCGGCTTTTTCGTATTCCTTTCGGTTGTCGATTTCGAGGACGGTGACGCTTCTCCGCTTGGGTGGGAGGTCTTTGAGTACGTCCTTCTTAAGTCGTCGGATCATGACATGCTTGACGAGTTTGTGGAGCTCTTCTACATTCGAGGCCCCCTTGAAGTCCCAGCCGTACCCGTTGTTGGCGGCTCCGCAGAAGCGTTGGGCGTAGTCCCAGAAGTTGGGGAAAAGTCCGGGGGCAATGAGGTTGAGTGCAGGGAAGAATTCGACAGGGCGATTTTCAATAGGAGTGCCGGAGAGCCCGAATATGTGAGGCACACCGCTGCAGATGTTTCTTACTGCTTGCGTTCGTTGGGCCTTTCGGTCCTTGATCATTTGGACTTCATCGAGAACGACAACCTTTGCCTTGGGGAGGAAATCTTCCCAGCCTGTGCCGGGACTGATTTCGGTGGTTTTGCGTCCCAGCGCATCTTTGATGGTCTTCCGTTTGTTGGCGAGAATGTCGTAGTTGATGATGATGATCGGGCCGTGGCCAAGGAAGCTCTTAGAGACCTGGTGCTTCCGCCATTGCTCCTTGTTCTTCCCCTTGGGTCTGCCGTTGATGACGTAGAGGTCGGGGGCTTGGGTCCAGGTTTGGGCTTCCCGTGCCCAGTTGATTTTGAGGGTTGCCGGCACAATGATGATTGCCGGGCGGGCTTCCTTGTGGATTTCGAGCCAAGCGAGCGCCTGGGGTGTTTTCCCGAGGCCCATTTCGTCCCCGATAATGGCGTTACCTTCCTTGGCATGCACGAACTTGACGCCGTCTCGTTGATAGTCGTACAGGGTATTCGGGAGTTCCAGGCGGATGCGGTCGAGTTGAACATCTTCGATCAATCGATCGTACTTTTCCTGCACGTTCTTATCTATCTCGAAGTCGAGTTCGATCAGTCGCTGCACGGCTTGAACAGAGAATGCAACTTCCCAATACCGCTTGGCCTTGATCCAGCGGCGGCGGGGGAGGCGCTTGATTTCGGCGAGGAGGGTGGCGTCGAAGGGGAAGGTGACTTTGATCTTCGTCCCGGCCCCGTCTACGAACGAGACCTGCTTGGTCGGTGCAGGTTGGTCGGTCTTTTTGCGGGTGTTCATCGGGTGGTTGCGGGGGATTGCAACCCGTTCGGTTGTGGGGTATTCGTTCATGATGCAGGACTTGGGCACCCAGCCGTCGACGATGATGTCATACACCATCTTCTTGAGCTGCTCGGCGTGGGCTTCGGTGAAGCCGTAGGGACCGAGAACCGACTCGTCCCAGTAATGACCTCCGCACTCGGGGCCGATTCCGACGAGTCGGGAGACGGGGTGGGTGAGACTCCGCCCGCAACGAATACAACGTACCGCCCCTTCCACAGAGCCGTGTCCATAGAGGTACACGGCTTTCGCGGTTTCGCGCAGTACGGTGGCCACGACGTTGGTGGGGATGTTCTTCGCGCGAGCGAAGCCGACACGGATTTCATATCGTTTGACTTGCATGGTGTTCTCCTTTGTCCCTTTTGTGGGGTTGGAGTTTGTGGTGCGTTCTATAGGTATTTGACGGCTTGACGTATCTCGCGCAGGGCTCCCCATGTCCGGCCGGGAGGTAGTTCGCTTCTACGAGCGAGTTCCCCCCGTGCAACGCGGACTTTGATGCCTGTGTGTTTGGCAGTTGCCGCGGCTAGTATTTCGTCGGGGCTATTGAATAGGATTGTGAGAATTGTACGAGCATCTTCCGACAATCGATTGATTGTCTCTCGGAAGATGCAGATGCGCTCAGGGTCGTGGCGCAGATCAGCCACAGAATGCCAGAACTCCTCAGGGGCCTGCACTGTCCTTGTTTGCTTACGGCACCAGTGAATCAAGTAGTTCTTCACGCTGACGTAAAGCCAGGAGTGGAATTTGGCCTCGCTGTTTTTGCGGTATTTGTGTTCGATCTCGTAAGAGCGGGCTACCGCCTCGTTGAGTATCTCGTCGGCTTCAAGGTTGTAGCTCGCTGCTAGGCTGTTTGCCAGGCGGGCGAAAAAGCGTCTGCGATCCATATGCTCTACCGCCCTTCCCAACCCCAATGAGCCTCAACGACGAGGGTCAGGGGCTTGGGCTGTCGTTCTAGGAAGTGCATCACGTGAGCACGGAAGCGACCGTCCTTTCTGAACAGGTTGTTGGGGTCGAACAGACCGATGTCTGCGATCAAGCGAATGCCGTCTTTGCTCTCGTATGCGATGATACGAAGGGTTTTCTGGTTGTCCCCCACCCAGTCAGGGATGTCGGGGTCTTTGTGTTGAAGGACTTCTTTTGCTGTGCGGGCGACTTCGAGCGGTCGCTTGTACTGTCTCACAAAGCGAAGCCAGGGCTTGGTTGCCATTTTAGATCTCCTTGTAGAAGTTGAAATCTTCGATTCTGTCGGTCGGGACGAAGCCTTCGCGGTAGACTTCGGCGAAGGCCAGGCGGACGCAACGGTCGCCACTGCCATTGTCGTACCGTCCTTCGTGAACGACGACTGCGTGGTTGTGCGTGGTGGCTGACCCGACGCTACCAGTTGCCAGTGCCATGACGATTGTTTCGTCGATGAGCTCCGGAGAGCTGTCCTTGTGTGCGTACCAACGGGTTACCTTGCGAGGCATTGGATCTCCTCCTTGTTAGTAGATGCGAGCCTCGATGATGTCGAAGATGGTGTTGACGCCCTTCTCGGTGAGCCAGAAGATGTCGGCAGGCTCTCCATTCACTCCGTCCATATCCATGTAGCCCATGCCCTTCTGCTCCAGGCTGGAGATAAGGCCCCCGGCTTGCTGGGCGTTCCAGCCGAATTCGGCCATGATCTCGCGGACGCCGCCATTGCTGAAGTTGTCGCTCAGCTGATTCTCGCGGTTGTCGTAGTTGAGGCAGATTTCCAGGAAGCGGATTTCGTTGTCGGTCAGATTGATATTACTCATTGTATGCTCCTTTCGTTTTCTTGTGTCGTTAGAAAGATTCGCGGAAGGCTTGCTCGAAGGGAATGATTCCCATTGTGCGCTCTCGATCTTCGTCGGCGCGGGCTTCCCAATAGCCTCTATCCTCTAGGTGGCGTTCGTAAGCCTCCTCGGCAGCAATGTCTGCCATTTGTTCGTCGGCAAGCATTTCTGCTTCTTGTTGACTGCCGGGGTCTTCAAATCCGAGGGCATTGGCTTCGTTGGCCAGGGGTGTGTAAATCTCATGATAGAATTGAAGGGTGTTCATGATGTTCTCCTAGCAGAAGTGAAACATTTCTTCGTGGGCGGGGTCGATGCCTAGCTCGAGGGCACGTTCGTAAAGGACGTAATCCTCCAGCACAACCAGTTCCGAGATATGGTATGTCGTTACCGTACCGTCGGGGAGCTCGACAGCCTGGAATTCGCTATCGGGGTTCATCGAAATACCTGCCGCGTAGACTTCTGCCACGTTAGGGTCGATCAGAACGTACATGATGTTCTCCTTTGTCTCGAATATTGTGAGGTCGGAAAATGTTTTCTGGTTGAGAGTCGCAGACCAGCTAACTGCTCCCGTACGTTTCGGCCGCCTCCCCGAAGGAGGCTGATCAGCGTCGATGGTATCTATTTGCCCGCCCGCTGACTGGGTGTTCGGATTGTGGTTGCTGTGCGCGGTGTGCGAAGCCGCCCCCTGGGTCACCTTATCAAACCTAGCTAGGGTTACGCTTGGAGCCTTGCCGGCGTTTCACTTCCGGGTGATGCTCTCCGACCTCCCGACGGGCCTTGTGCGTCAGCTTACATATAGTACATCTGGTATGCGGAGTCAAGCCTTTTACCTTAAAAAAGGTGAAAAAAGTTTTGTGGTATTTTATGGCTTCAAAGCGTTGCTATCATTACGCCTATGCCTAGCACGAACCCCCATATCCAGGAAAAACCATATACATGCCTCCCCCGCAGCCCATATATATGCTCGCGTCGGGGGCCAGCTATCAAAGGAGAGGTCGAAATCAATGTCAAAGAAGCGTAGAGTGAATCGAAAGGCCGCATCCGGCCCTCGTCGTGCGAAGCCACACCGCACGACACCCCTGCCTAACAAGCCCGAGATCAGACTCGACGATGACAAGCTGACTCCCCGCCAGCAACTCTTTGCTCAAGAGTATATCGTGGACCTCAACGGAACCCAGGCCGCTCTCCGTGCCGGCTACAAACCCAGCACCGCCCATCAAGCAGCCTGCGTCAATCTTCAAAAAGGCCATGTTCTCAAAGCGATCAAAGACGCAATGGACGCACGGGCAGCCCGTACAGCAATTACCGCGGATCGGGTACTACGCGAGTTAGGACGGATTGGCTTTTGTGATCCAAAGGCCTTTTACGACGACACGGGTGATGTACGGGCGGTAGGCTCTTTGGGTCGGGATCACCGGGCGGCTATACAGCAAATGAAAATTCACGTTGAGAAGAGTGAAGACGGGGAGGCCGCAGTCTACGTCAAGTCAATCAAGTTCCACTCCAAGCTGAAGGCTCTGGAGATGATCGCCAAGCACCTCGGGATCATGCAGGAGCGGTTCGAGCTCATTGAACGCAGTGAACACACCCACACCTTCAAGTTGGACTACACGGACTTGAGTCAGGAGGAGATGCAGGTCCTGCTCAAGCTGATCGGCGCCAAGTATCTCTCGGAGGAGGACGTATGTCCAAACCTGCCACGGCAGTAGCTGAAACGCTGAACAGAGGGGAGATCCTGAACGGACTGCTCTCCCAGGCGATCCAGACCCCGGAAGAAGTTCAAGCCGAGGCCTGTCGTCGTTCTCTGTTTACGTTTGTGCAGGTTTTCTGGTCAACGATTATTCAGACAGCGCCTGTCTGGAATTGGCATATCGCGTATCTCTGTCGTGTGATACAGGACACGATCACTCGTGCGGCGCAGGGCCTCCCCAAGGAACACGATGTTCTGATCAATATCCCTCCTGGTACAACCAAGTCCACCCTCGTTACTCAGATGGCGCCTGCTTGGGCGTGGACGAGGTGGGCGTGGTTGCGGTTTATTTGCGGTAGCTATTCCGGAGATCTTTCAACGGAGCATGGCGGTCTTTGCAAAGACATCGTTGAGTCTGCTCAATACAGGGCCTTATTCCCTGACATCAAGATCCGCGTCAATCACGATGCCCGTTCCAATTTCAGAATCGCAGATATCAAGACTTACAATCCCGATACCCAGCAGATCGAGATTATTCGGGGCGGCCAGCGGACATCTTGTTCCGTAGGCGGTACCGTTACAGGTAAGCACGCTCACGTCATCCTCGTCGATGACCCGCTGAATCCAAAGCAGGCGGCTTCTGAGATACAGACCGAGACGGCCAACAACTGGTTGGACAGCACACTTTCCACGCGAAAGGTCGATAAGGCCGTCGTCCCCACTATCCAGGTGATGCAGCGCCTGGCGGAGAACGATTGCTCCGGTCACTGGCTTCAGAAGGACGGTAAACGCCTTCTTCATATTTGTTTGCCGGGTTTCATTCGAGACGATCGTTTCAAGTCGGACGCCGAGGAAGATGAGGGGCCTGTTGAGTATGAGGTCACGCCCGCCATTCTGAAAAACTATTACAAGGATAATTTGCTTGATCCAGTCCGCATGCCGTGGGATGTGATCGATGAAATGTATATCGACTTTGGTCCTCTGAGTTTCGCCGGGCAAGTGGGGCAGGACCCGAGCCCGCCCGAAGGCGGCATGTTTAAGATTAACCGTCTCAGAAAGCGTATTGTTGACGTCCCGCCTTTCAAGATCAAGCAGGTCGTTCGTTATTGGGACAAGGCTGGCACAGAGGGTGGCGGGGCGTTCACTGCGGGTGGGCAGCTCGCTGAAATGGAGAACGGCGGTTTCCTCATCATGCACATGGTGAAGGGACAGTGGGGTCCGGACACTCGCGAAGCGAAGATGCGCCAGATTGCTGATAACGACGGCCCTGGTGTTCGTACTTGGGTGGAGCAGGAGCCCGGGAGCGGCGGCAAAGACAGTACACTCTCCAGTATTCGTAATCTTGTCGGTCACGCAGTTTACGCCGACCGGCCTACAGGGGACAAGGTTGTCAGGGCGGATCCCCTGGCTGCTCAAGTCAATATCGGAAACGTCTGGATGCTTCGGGGCGACTGGAATGAAGCCCTTCTCGACGAGATGCGGCTCTTTCCCCTGAGCAAGTACAAGGACCAGATAGACTCCTTGTCTGGCGCCTACGCCAAGCTCTTGCAGGGGCGTAGGGCTGGGGCGTTGCGGACTCAGGCAGAGATTAGCATGAGCCAGAAGAGTCGGGGAGCCAAGAGGAAAGCCAAGCGGAGGAATCGCAAGTGAGTACTAAACGAGTCGTTAGACGGCGCAACCCAGTAGCCGTTACCGCAGATGCCAATGCCAAGAAGCAAAAGCGTGCTGCCCTTAAGACGATGACCTCTGCACTGGTGATGCGGAGTAAGCTCGCGTCCGGGTTCAGTCAAAGCTTCGACGGTGAGCGTGATCTCTACACAGCCTTGGGCTACCCGTCTGCCTTGACCTACAAGCATTTCTGGCAGCGGTACCGCAGGCAGGATATCTGCAAGCGTATCGTCGAAGCATACCCCGACGCGACTTGGCGCGGTTACCCCGATGTCTATGATGCCGATGCTCCGGAAGAGTCGAGTTTTACCACACAGTGGGGTCGCCTCGCCAGAGACTTGAAGGTGTACCACTATTTCAATCGGGTGGACGTTCTTGCCGGAGTCGGTAGCTACGCCGTTCTGCTTATCGGTTTTCGGGAGACTGCCCCGGTCGATATGAGCAGGCCTCCCAACAACCCGAGCGAAGTCATTTATCTGAGCCCCTATTCTGAGGAAAACGCACAGATCGACAGTTACGACAATGACCCGACGAGCCCCCGCTATGGACTTCCTGAGCGATACAAGCTCACAATGGCGATCGAAGGCACCCACGCACCGTCGGGCAGCCGGACCCAGCTTGTCCATTGGACTCGGTGTATTCATGTTGCTGAGGGTCTGCTTGAGGATGAGATCTTCGGGACCCCGCGACTTGAGGCTGTGTTCAACCGTATTGAGGACCTGGCTCGTGTCGTCGGCGGTAGCGCCGAGATGTTCTGGAAGGGGGCTTTCCCCGGATACGGCTTCATTGCCAAGGACGGGGCTACTTGGGACGATCAAACGATTGAGGATTTCACGGACGAGGTGGAAGAGTACTTCCACGGTCTGAAGAGATTCCTCAGAATGTCCGATACCGAGATCCATGATTTCGCGATGCAAGTCGCCAACCCGAAGAACCATTTCGACGTTTTGCTCACGCTGGTGGCAGGCACGACTGGAATCCCGCAGCGCATCCTGACTGGTTCGGAGCGAGGCGAGCTCGCCAGTAACCAGGATGAGGACAACTGGGACAACCGTGTGGAGGAGCGCCGTATCGACTTCGCCGAGCCTACTATCATTCGCCCGTTCGTCGATCGCTTGGGCGGCTTCGGTATCCTAGACGTGCCGGAGAATTACATCGTGGACTGGCCCGACTTGCAATCCCTATCGGAACGGGATCAGGCTGATATCGGCCTGGTTCGTGCCAAGACGGTAGCCGAGTATGTGCGGTCGGGCGGCGAGTCTCTCCTGCCCCCGCTGGAATTCTTGACAAGGGTTATGAATGTGCCTGCTGAAGAGGCACCGGGTATTCTGGAACAGGCGTATGCGCTCCTTGTGGAGGAGGAGGTTTCTTCCATAGAAGGCGGGGAATCTAATTCCGAAGAGGAGGGGTAGGCGTCATGGCGGACTATCGTTTCGATCTCGTCCCGTTGGTTTGTTACCGAACGGGCAAGTTGAAGGTGACTCAGCAGAACGAATGCACGCTGCAAAGCGGTACGTCTTTTCTCGCGCAGTATTACAACAAGGCGCTCGGTGCCGGTTCCTCCATTTCCCTGCTTTTCGTTACGCCAAACAACGACGACCTGACTGTCACGATGGAAGTGGGGTTCAGCGGGAGCAAGGCCGGGGAGATGGTCATTTGGGAAGCTCCGGCCGCTACTGCCGCTGCGAACCCCGTTGATGCGATTTGTCTCAATCGGAAGAACCCTACCGTGGCGACTTGTGTCGTGACGCATACGCCTACGGGGGTGGATACCTCTGGAGCAACCAAGCTCAAGGATGACATTTTCGGTTCCGTTGGCGGAAACCCGAGTCAAGATGACACAGGCGGTGGCGGGGTGTCCAGAAACCGCCGAATGCTCAAGCCTAATACCAAGTACCTTATCACCCTGACCAACGATGACAGCACGGACCCCGGTGCATTTGAGCTGGATATCTACTGGGACGAGATCGAATATCCGAACGATACCTATTACGCCAAGGAACTCGCGTAATGTGCAACGTCTGTGATCATAAGGTCCCCCTGAGAAACGGCCAGCGGCTACGCCAGGACAGCCGTTCGAGCCGTACGGTGCGGGGCGGGTCTGGGCAACCTTCCCGCACCACCCTCAGGAGTGTGGTTCGTGCCAATGCGGTGCTTCGCATGGACCCCACGCGGACCACACTCCTCCGGCGGGCCTTTGTTGCAGACGTCACTCGTCGTTTCCGACGCCTTACAAGTGCGATTACCGAGGTCGTTGATAAGCGGGATGTCTTCGGGCTTCGTGACGCTGTTCCTAATCGGCTGGTATTCAGTGCGGCCCTCCCGGAGGCTCGTGCCTACGCTTTCCAGACCACGAGCCGGAAGGTCGAGTCTTTCCTTGCTTGGATGGACGAAATGGTCGAAGACGAGATCCTTCAAGTGACTACGCGAACGGGCGGGCGGCCCGGTATCGATTCACATTGGTCGGATGTCTACGTTCGGCAGGCGTACCAACGCGGGGTGGATCGTGCTCAAACAGAGCTGGGTAAGGTCGGATACGAGATTCCTGACGCCGGGATTGAGGGCTTGTTCAATCAGCCCGTACATGCTGATCGTCTCGGCGTGCTGTTTACCAGGACGTTCCATGACCTGAAGGGGATCACAGGGGGCATGAGCAACCAGATTGCTCGTGTGCTCACCCAGGGGATGGCGGAAGGGAAGAACCCGTTGGAAATTGCACGGATTCTCAATCGGACAATCAAAGGCGGGAAGGGGTTGCCCCCGATCCAGGTGCGCGGCGGCGCGACAATGTCGCCTCTTCAGCGAGCGAAGACTCTAGCCCGGACAGAAATCATTCGCGCACACCATGTCGCTACGATTGCCGAGTACGAACGGGCAGGCATAGACGGTGTCAAGGTTCAAGCCGAGTGGGGAACGGCTGGTGACGATCGAGTGTGCGAGCAATGTGCTAGTCTGGAAGGTACAATTTATACTCTGGACGAGATCCGCGCGTTGATTCCGGCGCACCCCAATTGTCGGTGCGTGGCGTTGCCTGTGTTGCCTGATGAAGGAGAAGCCGCTCCAGACGTGCCGATTGCTGATCCAGTTGCAGCGTCGATTACGGATCGGGGCTTGCGCGGACACTATCTTGCGGAGAAGGCGGATCATGTGACGTGGCTCGCTTCGTTGGATCCGACGATGGTTGCCAATGCACGGACATTCATGGCGGAGATTCGTAAGCAGGCTGCTCGTCTGCCTGGTAAAGTGGATTACGCTTTGAAAGACGCTATGAAGCGGGACTACCTCAGATTCCGGGCGGAGTTGAAGACGCGATTGGGCAAGATGGACCTTCCTGAATTCAACGCAGCGTCTTACGATCAACCCTGGAGCGTCTCTTCGATGGAAAAGGGGCTTTTTGATTGGCAGCAAGATTCGGTGAAGAAAGGGCCGATGACGATTCGTGCTATTGCCACTGAAGTCGAACAAGGGATTACTCCCTTCAAGAAGCTCGAGGGGTTGGTACAGTCAATTGACGCTGAATACGGTTATACCGCGGACGAGTTGTTCATGGTAGCGGATACGATCGACGCCCAGCAGTCGTATGTGTCGTTGCGGGCGCTCAATCAGGCGTACATGGACTATATCGGGATGCCCAAAACGGTCACGTTGTATCGGGGTACTGAAGGGTTGGTTGGGCAACGATATGCTCAATTGATTAAGCAGGCACTCGATAACCCTGGGAGCCCTTCTAGAAACAAGTTCTTTGTCGAGAATATGCCTTTGTCGGGATACTCCAAATATGAAAAGCAGGCAGATCGGTTTGGGTATCGCCATAAAGGCATTACTGTTCGGATCAAGGTCCCTCGGGAGGATATCGTTGTTCATGAGGATCTCCTGAGTGGGGCGAATTCTGAATATTGGGGCGAAGGGGAGTCAATTGTTCTCGGTAAGAAGCGGCAGATTCCTTTGAAGGATATCAAGACCTGGGAAAAGCCGGAGTTCGGTGAATTATGATAGAACGTGATGTCAGAGCAGTGGATGTCGACGAGAACGGGGATACCGTGTTCGATTTGGCTGCTGATGCAGCTAACGCGGATTGGATTCGTGCAGCCCGTTTGCGGGAGCGAGCGGACGCTGGTGACGAGGAAGCTCTGGCGAAGCTCGAGACTTTGTTCAACACCTCGATGGTGGAGGTAGTGCGGTAATGGATAAGCCGATTGAATACCCCGTGTGTTTCGTCCACATGCTGCGGACCGGCGGAACCAGCCTTTCTCGCATGGTGCGGGATGTGCTTGGGGACCAGTGTATACATCGGACGCATCAGGCCGAGCTCATCCGCGACATCCTGATTGCCGACAGGAGCAGGAACAGGCTCTGGATCGGAGGGCACTTCCTCGCAAAGCAGTGGCGGCGATTTGTTGGGACCCACCAACTCGTCACGTTCCTGCGTCACCCGGCAACGCGAATCAAAAGCTACTATCGACTCATCCTCGACTCGCCCCAGCACGGACAGCACGAGCGCGTTCGTAAGATGACTTTCCGCGAGTTTGTTCTGGACAACAAGGAGACCAACGGGATGATTCAACGTCTGCTTGGTCGTAAGGTGGTGGGGTTCGATCGAGCGGCCGTGGACGAGGCGATGCTGGTGCTGAAGCAATTCGCCTACGTGGGTATCTTTGAAGAATTCTACTCCGATGTGAAGGATCTTTTTTCAAAGGTTGGTCTCACACCTCCCTCCGTGGTCACCTACGCCAATTGGACCGACCCTTCCCGGCATCCGGAAACCGAGAGCATGGCCTCTTTTGAAATTGAGGAGGTCAACGCTTCTGATGTGGTGCTCTGGTCCAGTGTTCGATACCAGGGGGAGGGTTGCAAACGGTATGCCGGGAATGACCGTCCCGAGGAAACCGCTGCTCTGGATGAAAAAACGGCACGAATTCGAGGCTCGTAACCTATTGGAATAAGAAGTGAATCCATCCTAAAGAAAAAGGCGTATTAGGATATATGAAAAAGGCTCAATGGCAAGACAGGCAGCATAGAACGCCAATGATAGGAAAGTAAGAAAAAACCGGAGATCAGCTATGCCGACACCCAGAACTCGCCAATCGAAACCCCGGACCCCATTAGGCTGCCCGACGGGAAGCCGCCAGCAGGTCACGTTCAATTTTGAGTCCTACTCGACTCGTCGAGAGACGTTCGAGGGACGGGAGTATCTGGTGGTGCCCGTTGTGATGATGGTCGAGGGCGTCCACCACGGATCCGCCGGCCCGATGCTTTACACCGCCGAGGAGTTGGCCAAGTTTCCTGGTGCGTGGGACGGCCGCCCGGTTCCGATTTTCCATCCGGAGCAGGACGGCTATCAGATTTCGTGCAACCAACCCGACGTCCTCGAGCAACAAACAGTCGGCTGGTTGTTCAATACTTCGTTCAATGGGGGCAAGCTCAGGTCGGAGGCATGGATTGATGTTGAGAAGTGTGAGCGCGTGAGCTCCGCGACTCTTCTTGCCCTCCGGAACGGGCACCCCATGGACGTGAGCACCGGGTTGTGGTCCGAGGATATGGAAGTCCAAGGGACCTGGAATGGTGAGCACTATACATCAATCGCTCAGCACATTCGCCCCGATCATCTTGCCTTGCTTCCCGGAGGCCAAGGGGCCTGCGGGTGGGCGGACGGCTGCGGTGTGCGAGCAAACCAGCGGAAGGAGGAACAGATGGTGCGAGACGGTAACGGCAGCGCATCCAATTCGTGGTTGAGGAGGCTCGCCGCGTCGATGGGATTCGCTTCGCATGAGAAACCCGCCCCGGAAAGCCGGATGGTGGAGAACGCAATGAGCTATCAGGACATCTCCCGGTCGCTCCAGCGTCTGGTCGACAGCTGGGACGGGCAGGGAAAGGTTCACTTCGTCAAAGCAGTCTATGACGATTACTTCGTCTACGAGATTGCGGCGGAGAGCGAAAGCCAGAGCGGGCTGTTCCGTCAGGACTACTCCATCAACGAGGAATCGGGCGAGGTCACTCTGTCGGGCGAAAACCAGCGCGTGATTGAGCAGCGGGACTTTGTCGCAGTCAATGCCGACGAAGAAAACGCATCTGCCGCCGAAGCCGATGAGGCCGGCGATAACCCTGAAAATGTTCACCACAACAAGGAGGAATCCGAAATGAAAGTGAACAAGCAGATCCAGGCAATGGTGGACGGTCTCATCAAGAATGAGGCAACCCCGTTCACCGAAAATGACGAGGAGCATCTCAAGGGCTTCAGCGAGTGCGTCCTCAAGGCCCTCTCCGAGCGGTACGCGGCTTCCGAAGAGTCCGAGGGAACCGTGGGAACCGAGGGAACCGGCAACGAGGCTTCCGAGGCTCCCACGGCGTCCAAGGACACCGAGGACACCTCCGGCAAGGACCCCCAGGCTCCCGTGGCTTCCGCGGACGCCGAGGGAACCGTCACCATGAAGGTGGACGACCTGCAGAAGCTCGTGGACAACGCGGTCTCCCAGCGGCTCGAGAACGACCAGAAGGCCGAGATCATCGAGCAGCTGAAGGCCAACAAGTGCGATATCGAGGACACCGCGCTCCAGGGCATGAACGTCCCGACGCTGGAGAAGATGCTCCAGTTGTACCAGCCGGACTTTTCCGGCCGCGGTACCTACCGCACCCAGGCCGGCGCCGATTTCAAGGACAACGCGGCTCCGAAGATGCCGGGCGTGGTCATGGCCGAAGAGTCCAAGACTCAGTAGGCTGCAACATCAGGACTCAAGGAGGAAACTGATATGAGTTCCTACAAGACTGTTATCGTCAAGGGGAATCCCCTTACGAAAGAGGCCGAAGCTGGCGAAGCGATCACTCCGGGTCACCTCGTCACCCTCGATTCCAGCAATGAGCTGATCAAGCATGCCACGGCGGGCGGGAACGCCATTCCGCGGTTCGCGATCGAGAACAGCGACATCGGCGATGACGTCGACGATGCCTACGCGGACGGCGACAACGCCAAATACGTGGTGGCCCGGCGGGGCGATGAGATTCAGGCGCTGCTCGCAGCCAGCCAGACCATCGTGATCGGTGATGCGCTGGTTTCCAACGGCGATGGTACCCTGAAGAAGTACTCGGCCGAAACCATCACCCTCGCCACCGGCACCGAGACCCTGGACGAAACGATCTACGACACCACTATCGTGGGCTACGCCCTGGAGGCCAACGCTTCCTCTTCCGCGGGTGACAAGCTCCTGATCGAGGCCGCGTAGGCAAAACTGAACCTGAGAAGGAGGAATACCATGAAAGGCCATGCCAATCTCAGTTCGCCGATGGGGTTCGTCGGTAACGGTGGGGGTGCCCCTCACCTGATCGCCAACTTCGTCGCGAACGACTTCGACGTCAACGCGCTCCGGACGAACGCTCTCCTGCAGAAGGACGAGTGGATCCTGCTGGACGATGCCGTTATCGGTGTCGCCCGACAGCGGCTCGCAGGCATTGCGGACCTTCGTGCCCGCAACCTGGTTCACAACCTGGGCGGGCTGGGCGTGCTCACTTCCGAGTGGGAGAACGTTTCCAGCATGACTGAGGCCGATGTGGACATGGGTGGCGAAACCCCGGGTCGCGAAGACACCGTCGGGTTCGATACCCAGGGCGTCCCGGTGCCCATCATCCACAAGGGCTACCGTCTGAACATCCGGCGCCTGATGGCGTCCCGCCGGTCGGGGCAGTCCATCGACACCATCCAGGCGGTCGAGGCCTCGCGGAAGGTCGCGCTGAAGCTCGAGGACATCCTGTTCAACGGCTACAGCATCAAGAATGACGGCTACACCGTCTACGGCTACACCAACTACCCCTATCGCCTGCGGACCAATATCGGCACGGCGTGGGACGCTACGAACCCGACCCCGTACGAGGACGTTCTCCACATGGTCGAGACTGCCGCCGACGCGGGCTTCTACGGCCCGTTCTACCTGTACGTCCCGTCCAACTACTGGGCGGCCCTGCAGGAAGACTACGACGACTACAAGGACGGCACTCACATCGACCGTATCCTTCGCATCCGCGAAGTCGCGGAGGTCAAGGTGTCGGATGTGATCGCCGAAACGGAGGTCGTGCTCGTGCAGATGTCCCCCGATGTGGTGGACCTCGCCATGGGCCAGGACATCAGCAACGTCGAGTGGAACAGCCTCGGCGGCCTGGTCCAGCACATGAAGGTCATGGGCGCCATGGTTCCGCGTCTCAAGTATGCGGAATACGAAGGCGATGCCGGCGGCGAAGTCACCGGTATCGTTCATGCCTTCGAAGCCAGCGCCTCCTCCACCACCACGGCCTAGCAGTAGGTAGTGGTAAACTCGAAGAAGGAGTCTGTTATGGCCAAAACCGACAGGAAGGAATACCGGCTGAAACGTGGGCGGTACAACCGTCGTATGGGAGGGGAGGTCGCTCTGCTTCGGCCTGGCGACCGCTTCTTCCCCACCGGAGTCGAGGTTGCTCGGCTCGGAGATCAGATCGAGCCCACGGGCCGGCTGCACTCCGAAGTCGTCGAGGCGGCGGAATCGCCGAAGAAGCCCTCGCGCAAGGTGGCGCGGGTGTCCGCCCCTGCCAAGTCCCCCAAAACGGCTGACGCGGCCCCGAAGGAAGCGGAGAATCCCGCTCCGGCGCCCGCTGCCAAGGGGGAGAAGGCCGGGAAGCTCCTCGTTACGGAGGCTCTCCAGGGCGGATGGTTCGTCTTGTCCGACGGTCGCAAGATCCACGGCAAGAAGGCCCTCGAGAAGGTCCTGAAGGAGGAGGGTGATGGCTAGGGTCACGGCAGACGAGGTGAAAGAGATTCTGGAAGTCTCAGCTGATGTGCTGGCGACCACCCCAGACCTCACTCCGTTCATTACCTCTGCGAACCTCTTGGTTACGGATTTGCTTGGCACGTCCAGCTTGTCCAGTGACCAACTCAAAGAGATTGAGCGGTGGTTAGCGGCCCACTTCGTCGCAATCCGAGACCCGCGCCGTTCCTACGAGCGAGCAGGATCCGTCGGCGAGGGGTTCCAGCACCGGTTGGGGTTGAGGCTTGAAGTCACGACATACGGACAACAGGCTATCGCACTCGACACGACTGGAACCCTCGCCGATGTCAACGAAACTGGCGGAAAGCGTTCCGCTATGGTGAAGGCGTTGAAATGAGCATCATCACACGAATGCTGAAACAGACCGCTACTTACTGGCCTGCCAGTCCCGATGGTTACGGGGGTTTCGTTTTTGGAGCTCCCGCAGCCATCGACTGCCGCTGGGAGGACAGAGCAGAGCGGTTCACAACTGAAGACGGACGGGAGGAGGTCTCCCAATCCGTGGTGTATGTAGACCGGGACTTGGAGGTTGGCGACTACATTGCTCTGGGCGACTATTCAATGTCAACGTCGACCACGACCACCGGGGAGGAACCCTCGTTCACTCCTCCGGCGGGAGCCAGACCCATTCGCGCATTCGGCAAGTTGCCGAATCTGCGGAATACCGAGTACCTGAGGACAGCATGGCTCTAACAGGAATGGCTACGGTGATCAAGAATATGACGGCCGAGATGCAGCGGGTTCAAGAGCGTACCCGAGGTGGGATGCACCGCGCAGTTCTAACCGTTAAGCGAGCAAGCATGAAGCAGACTCCGGTGGATACCGGTAATCTGATGCACAGCCACGACACCGAGGTCTTTTCCCAGGGCATGACGATCATTGGCGAGATCCGCGTCACTGCAGATTACGCGGTTTACGTTCATGAGATGCCCGAGAGCTATAACTTCAGGCGCCCTGGTTCGGGTCCGAAGTTCCTTGAAAAAGCACTGTATGAGAACCAGCAGAAAGTGATAGACATATTGGCTCGAGCCGGGAGGATTCGATGAATTCCGTTGCTGAAGACCTTAAGGACCTTCTTGTTGCGGAAGGGGTTGCTACTTTCGAGAGTAACCTGTTTTTCGACTTGCTTCCTGATCGCCCCGACCTTTGTGCCGCTGTGCGCGAGACTGGTAGCTGGCGTATGCCAGAAGCTAACACTGGTATCGAGTACCCTACGGCGCAGGTATTGGTCCGGGGCGGGGCCAACAATATCCTGGGTGCCAGGGATTTCATGCAGAGCATCTACGCGGCTATTCGCGATGCTCTCCCACAAACGATAAACTCGACCTGGTATGGCGGGTTCTGGGTAGCCTCAGGACCGGCAAGCATCGGTCGGGATGAACGGCAGAGGCCCGTATATAGCGTCAACTTCCGCATCATGCGGGGCGACGAATAAGGAGGAAACACCATGGCTTCCAATGCCTTTTCTGGCGTCGGAACTTCGCTGTACCGGAACGACCCGGCGACGGGTTGGGGCACGATCTCCGAGGTGAACAACATCAGCGGTCCCACCATGACCAGGGACTTCATCGATGTGACCAGTCTCGATTCGATCGAGGGGTACCGCGAGTTCATCACCGGTTTCCGGGATGCCGGGGAGGTCACGTTCGACATGAACATGACCAATGCCAACTACGATCAGCTGGTGGTGGATTTCGAGTCCAACACCAAACGCGAGTACAAGATCGTCCTGCCGGATGACGACGAGTCCACTCTGTCGTTCTCCGGTCTGGTCACTGGCATTCCCCTGAACATCCCCATGGATGACAAGGTCACCGTGAGCGTGACCATCAAACTGTCGGGGCCGACCGACTTCTACGCCGGCTCGACCACGACCACCACGTCCTAGTGGTGTTAGGAGAGGTGTGATGGAACATAAGCCGAAGATCGGCATTCTGACGCACTTCAATTCGTACCAGGCCGGGTACGCTCTTTCCGTCGGATGGAATGAGCGTGCCCGGCTACTGGAATACCACGAGCAGGACTTTGACTTCTTGGTCAACGAGACCTGTCCGGAGGGGTTGTATCCCCACCAGTTGAATGTGCTCGGCCGTATGCCCAAAGACAAACCTTTCGAAAAACGTGCCCGTTTCTTTCGCAAGAATTATCGTCAGGTACTTGAGCCTTACGATGTGATCTTGACAGCAGATCTGATCTACCAGCGGAAGAATAATTTCCTAGCGTGGAATCAAGCCATGCGCTGGGTGAATGAAGATTTCAAAGTTCGTGGTATGAATAAGCGTTGGTTCCATTGGATCCACTCTGCTTTCACGAACAGAGATACCCGCGCCGGGTATCCTGACAATTTGCGTTTTCAGCCGATGGACAATTCCACGTTGGTCTACATGAACGAAAGTGAAAAGACCGGGCTTGCTGCTATGTACGGTGTCAAGCCTGAGCAGGTTGCTTGCGTTTTCAACCCCAAGGACTTCCGCTCGTTTCACAATTTCCATCCGTATGCGTGGGAGATCACGAAGCTGATGGACTTTGCGAACAAGGACTACATTCAACTCATGCCGTTCTGCACGACTCGTGGCGATGCCAAGGGTGTGCTGGAAGCGATTGAGGTTGCAGCGACCCTCAAGCGGATGGGCAAGAAGGTTGCGTTGGTACTTGCCAACGCAAACGCTCGGCGACAGGGAGGCGAGATTGCGAAGAAGAACCACATGATGGAGAAGCTGGGTCTTGTTCGGTGCCGCCCGTCAGACGGTCCCGGACAGAAAGCCGATTACATCTGGACGTCCGATCTCGTTGAGCGCCAGGGGCCGTTGCCGCGCGAAGCGGTGGCAAATCTGTTCCTTTGCTCCAACTACTTTGTCTTTGGTAGCTGGCGTGAGGTCTGTCCCAACGTGCTGCTGGAGGCTCGTATCAACGGTAACTTCGTTGTCGTTAATCAGAATACCGCTCCGTTAGTTGAGTTTGCGGGGCCTTTTTCTGGGACGTTTTCTGCCCCGTCGAAGATGCCGGGTGTCCCTGATCATGCACCTGGGGAGATGCGTCGAAAGGCTATGCGTCAATACGATTATGAGCAGATCGCGAAGGCGGTTATCGAGAAAGCCCCCAGCCGGAAGCATCTCTGGGCGTTCAGCTTTGAGCAAATCTGGCACAAGCAACTGCGTCCGCTTATCTACGGAGACTGGCAATGATTGTGAAGCAGGTCACCGCACGAAGGGACCCTCCGCAGGTTTACGTGGTGCTAGGTATGCACCGCTCGGCCACCAGTGCGGCGGCCTTTGCTTTGCATCAGATCGGGATTGAAATGAACGGCGGTAAGTTCCATTGCGAGGATCTCGATATCATGCGCCTGAACGATAGGATCCTCAAAGCCGCCGGGGGCACCTGGGATACACCTCCTCGTCGTTCTGCCATTCTCGGCGTTGAGCAGCTTTTCCGCGATGAGATAGCATACCTAGTAGCCCTACGGTACAAACAGGCAAGACAGGCTGAGGGAAAGTGGGGGTTCAAGGATCCGCGCGTTTGCTTGACTTACGATTTGTGGCGCCCCAGCCTTGTCAAGCCCATCCTGTTGGTGATGTACCGCGATGTTGAACAAGTGGCTGCCAGCTTGCGAAAACGGAACGGGTTCTCGATTGATTTTGGAATTGCGTTGGCACAAGAGTACAACCGACGTATTTCTGGAATTCTCGAAAGGGAGGGGTTGTGTTGATGCTCGCCAAAGAGCTGAACGATCTGCACTTGGGGCGGACTGTTTACGTGGTCGGTGCCGGCCCGCAGCTTTGCGATCTGTCCTCCGATCAGATTGAGGCTCTTGCGTTTCGTCCGAGTATCGGGCTCAACGGCGTGCCCCATAAGGTCCCGACCTCGTTCTTTTTGAGCGGGTATATGTGCATGTGCCTTCTCGCAATGCAGGAATATCAGCGATTGGGGAGGGTGGACGATACGGTTATTCTGAATCTCAAAATCGGGAAGGTGTCCCATTTCTGGCATCAGGGGTTCTACCGGGTGCAGAAACAGCGGTTTGATCCTGAGCACGGGCTTCCCAGCGGCTTCCAGTCCCGCCCGCGTCTCTGTACGAATAAGAACGGGGCACTTGCCGCCACTCACCTTGCCCATATTCTCGGTGCTTCGAAGATTGCGTTTGTCGGGGTCGAGTTTTCTTCTGGGGTGCATTATTATCACGTTGATCAGAAGATCAACGAACGTATCTACAAGGATGTGTTGAAGCTCCGGAAGCGTAGCCCGCGGCATCACCGGACGATGGCTCGTCTTGAACAGCAATTTCGTCCGCGGCCGGAGCCCGTTGACCGGAATCGTGAGTCTGCCTTCTTGCCGGGTGGTGGGGTGGATAAGATATTGAAGACACTTTGGCATTACAAAATGATCTGTCAAGAGCGCGGTGTTGAATTTGTCAATACCGCAGAAAACTCTCGGCTTGGTGATATCGGCATTCCATACAAGCCCCTTTCGGAGGTGCTCGATGAAGAAACTTGATGTCGTGGGGATGATGGCGATCAGCGATTTCGAAATGGCCCCGGTGATGGTGGCTGATTTGTGCCAATACTGCACGAAAGTGATTCTGCGATTCGATGCGAACAGCGGGAACAAAAAGATATTCAAGGAATGCTGTGCTGCGGTGCCGGATAGTATCCCCTTACTCGGTATTCGCGGCCGTGAACGCTGGAATCGGTGGAATTGGCGGGAACAGCTTATTCGAGCCGCTGACCCGATCAAGCCGGATTACGTTCTCTTTCTCGACAGCGACGAGCAGTACGATCCGGAGAACTTCCGCCGGGACTTCGAGAATTTCGTTGCAGTGGACCGCGACCTCATGATGTTCGATTACGAAATGGTCACCGACGACGGGCGGCGTGTCCAGAAGTATCCTCGTGCCCGTCACTGTAAGGCTTTCAAGTGGATGCCCGGGATCGGCTATCGGCCCTATAAGGGGTTCGCCCGTCCCGTGATCCCCAAGCGAACTTTTGAAGCGTATAAGGCCGAGTCAAGGATCTACCATTACTGTTTCTACACGAAGGAAATGGAGCAGTGGAAACTCAAGCACCTGCATAAGTAGCAGGAAGGAGCAAGGCGATGGAACAGAACGAAAAGGCTCTTGAAGTCAAGCAGGGGGAAGATCTCCAGGACGAGCAGGTTGCCGAGTCGCAGCCCAAGCAGCCCCAGAAGCACTATCCCACCAGGGAGGAGATTCTGAAGGCTCGCACCTGCAAAACCAAGGACATCTACGTCGAGGAATTCGGCGGGTGGATTCGTATTCGCGAGCTCACTGCCGATGACCGAGATCGGTACGACATGTTCTTGTTCGAGAAGGGGCAGGCAAAGAGTCTGGAAGAACGCTGTGGTATGCGCGCCTATTTGGTGTGGCTTTGCACAGTGGATCCGAAGGGCCGCCGAATGTTCCTTTACAACGATCTGAAGCAGCTGGGTAAGAAGAGCTACTCTGCTCTCGGGAAGCTCTACAAGGCTGCCCAGGATATCTCGGGGCTCGGACCGAGAGGCGTTGAGGCGGCAAAGGAGGATTTCGTCAAAGGCCAGAGCGACGATTCCTTTTCCGACTAGCTCTGGCCCTAGGCAAATCCGTTGAAGAGTTGTTGGGGTCGATGACATCGAAGGAGTTGACAGAATGGAAGGCGTTTTACGAATTGGAGCCCTTTGGACGCACGGCCGAGGACATGCGGGGCGGCATCCTCGCCAGTCTGCTTGCGAACATTCACAGGGACCCCAAGAAGCGAAGCAAGCCTTATCTGGCAATGGACTTCATGCCCGATTACGATGGCTCGCGCAAACCTGCGCCGAAGAAACAAAGTGTTGAGCAGATGAGGGAAGCTCTGAAGGCGATTCATCAGGGTTCTAAGAAGAGTAAGAAGCCCAGGCGAGTTCGAGTAGCGAAAAAGCGAGGTAAGAAATGAATATCGGGAATCTTGTTGCTCACCTGCGGTTAGACTCTAACGTGCTGCGGGCGGATCTGGCCCGAGCAGGGGCTTCTATGAAAGCCTTTGGTGCTCGTACCGATCGGATGCTCAACAACATGCAGAGTAGTATCATGTCCGTGCAGGGCGCCTTTGCCGCTCTCGGCATTGGCGTTGCTGTGCGGAGTGTTGTTAATGACTTCTCTGTGTTAGACAAGGGTTTGATTGGAATCCGTAAGACCACGAATATCACGGGACCGGCTCTCGAACAGTTGGGCAAAGATATTCAGAAAATTGGTCGTGAATTGCCGGTGCCTACGGCTGAGCTTTTAGAGATTGCTCAGGCTGCTGGACAGTTGGGTGTTCAGGGAGCGGATAATATTCTCAAATTCACCAATACAGTTGCGATGCTTGGTACCGCTTCTGACTTGGCTGGTGCTGATGCAGCAATGACACTGGCACGACTGCTTGCCGTTACTGGGGAGTCAGCGGATCAAGTTGATGTTCTTGGTTCGGTTATCGTCGAACTCGGTAACAATATGGCGGCAACTGAAAGTGAAATTGCTGAGGTTGGTACTGCGGTTGCACAGTCAACGGCAGCCTTCCAGGTATCTTCTGCGGAAGCCGTTGCGATGGGCGCCGCCATGCGATCGATGGGGATCCAATCTGAGATTGCTGGTACTGCGACTGGTCGGACACTTCGGATGATCGAGGATGCCATTGTGTCCGGTGGCGATAAGATGGAGAATCTTGTTGAGATCATGGGGATGGGGGCTGACGAAATTGCCCAGGCTTTTGAGGAACGTCCGATGGACGTTTTCCGTCAGTTCTTACGCGGTCTCAATGATATCGTGGTATCGGGCGGATCTGCGGCCAAGACGTTGGAAGTCTTTGGATTGCAGGACCAGCGACTGCTTCGTGTCCTGCCTACACTCGCTACGAATATCAATCAGGTCGATTTGGCGTTCAATCTTGCTTCTGAGGAGGTTAGTAAGAACACGGCACTCACAAAGGAAGCGATGGCCGCTTCTGAAAGTTTTGCTGGGCAGATGCAGATTATGGGTAACCGAATTGATGAAGTCGGTGCCAAGTTGGGAAAGACACTTGCTCCGGCACTTCTGACCGCCACGGAGACTTTGATCAATTTCACGCATCACGGGTATCAGGCATTGCAGATGCTTGGTGAGATGATCGCCGGTAGGGTGGGGTTCTTTGATAAGGAAATGTGGAATGCTGATGCCGCAGATGCGTATCTTAACGATGAAGTCGCCCGTGCGAAGAAGTTGCTAGAAGAGTTGGAGAATAACAACATCGACGCGATGCGTGACGGTATCTTCGACTTCAGGGCGATTAGTGTCGAGGATATTGAGGCACAGAAGAAGCAACTTCGAGACTTTATTCGAATGAATGAAGAGGCGGCGAGGGCTGCCAAAATCAACGAAAGTATTACGTCTTCTGCAGATGCAGTCGATTATCGTCCAGGCATGCCCGATCTTTCCAAAACCGGCGGTGGTGATGGTTCACCTCCCCCGCGTCCCGATCCGTTTGGTGGTCGTGATTTTGTCTTTGATGATGCCGAGTCTGAGGCTGCGAAGCAGAAGTCTCTGCTCGACCAACGGATGAATATGTTACGGCAATGGGAAGATGCCGTTAATCGTTCGACTATGAACGAGGTTGATTACACTCGTTGGGCCGCTGATCAGGAGCTTGAGATTTTCAAGGAAAGCGAAGCCTGGTTGAATGCTTCGCAGACTGAGCGCGACAGCATTGTGGCGGCCCATGCCAAATACCGTGAGCAGGTTGTTCTCGATACTGAGGAGAATGTTGCTGAAGAGCGGAAGCGTCTCCTTGAGGATTTCAACGACGATTACATTCGCACAGTGGTCGGTCAGACGCAGGCCGAAATCATGGCGATCAATGAGCGGGCGGAAGAATTGCGGAAGGCAGCCCAGGGCAACGCCGAGGAGCTTATCAAAATTGCCGAGTGGCGTGAGTCTGAGATCACCCGTATCATGGAAGAGCACGAAGAGGACCGGCTCGAGAATTCCAAGCTCGCTGTGGACGGGATGAAGCGGGCGCTGCAAAGCTACGTTGAGGATGTGGAAGATCATGGTGCGATTATGGAAGCAGCGACGACCAAGGCTCTCAAGGGGATGAAGGATGCCCTTGTTGAGTTTGCTACCACTGGTAAGCTGGAGTTCAGTGATTTGGTGGATTCCGTTATTGCTGACATGACTCGAATGGCCGCCCAGCAAGTGACGGGTCAGCTTGCAGGAGGTTTTCTCGGTGGTATGGGCGGGGGAGGTCGTCGCGGAGGTGGTGGCGGGTTCCTCGGCGGCATCATGAATTTGTTCGGCTTCGTGCAGGGCGGCTCATTCCCAGTGAATGCTTCTACCAGCATGGGTACAGTGCCTGGTGTGGACAACCGACTGATCGCTTTCCGTGCTAGGGACGGTGAGGAAGTTTCCGTCACTCCACGGGGCGGGCAGAAGAGCGGTCAAGTCACGATGTATATCAATACACCGGATGCGAACAGCTTCCGGCGTTCACAGAATCAGATTATGACGAAGGCAAGCCAGGCCTTGAGCCGGGCACAAGGGAGGAACGGGTAATGGCAAGTTTCCACGAAGTGCGTCTCCCGGTGGATATTGAGGTTGGGGCAGTAGGAGGCCCGCAGTTCAATACGACCATCCTCGAGCTCTATTCTGGTTACGAGCAGCGCAATATCAATTGGGAGAAGGTTCGCGGGCGTTGGGATCTTTCGTATGCAGTCCGCGGTATGGATGATATGGACGATCTGATAGCCTTTTTCTACGCAAGGCAGGGGAGGGCCTACGGATTCCGGTTCAAGGATTGGACAGACTACGAAATCGCCTCGATTCAGGCTATTGGGACTGGCGACGGGTCGACTACCGCGTTCCAAGCCTACAAGCGATACAGTTCTGGCGGGCACTACTACGATCGCACCTTGTCCAAACTTGTGTCGGGGACCGTGACTGTTTACGAAGATGGTGTGCCGTCCGCTCCCCAGCCTACTGTTAATGTCAACACGGGAGTGATCACATTTGCCGCAGCACCAGCTCTCGGGGTGGTTGTCGGGCTTGTTTGTGAGTTTGATCTCCCGGTGCGGTTTGATATGGACCACTTGCAAGTCAGGGCGATCGGGATCGAACTTGAGTCCCTTCCACAAATCGACATCGTGGAGATTCGCGTATGAAGACGATAGACTCTGCACTTCAATCGCATCTTGAAGAAGAAGTTACCACGCTTGCGACCTGCTGGCATATCACTCGGCAGGATGGTGTCGAGTTTTTCTTCACGGATCATGATGTGGATTTGACTGTAGACGGTGACGACTACATCAGCGCCTACAGCTACAATCGAACCGCGATTGCGAATGATTCAAGTCTTGCAGTAGACAATCTCGATCTTGTCGGTATTCTGGAATCCTCGGAGATTAGTGCCACCGAAATCCGGGCGGGGTTGTTCGATTATGCAGAGGTCGAAATCTTCCTTGTCAATTGGGCCGATCTTTCGCAGGGCATCCTGAAGATGCGGAAGGGGTATCTCGGTGAGGCGGTGCTGACTGAGACAGGCTTTTTCAAGGCTGAGCTTCGTGGTCTCACACAGGTTTTGTCGCAACGCATCGTAGAGCTGTACTCGCCTTCTTGCCGTGCTGATCTCGGCGATGACCGTTGCGGTTTTGATCTTGAGGCTTCGGGGGTCTGGACTGCGGATACCGTGTATGCACTCGGCGCGACAGTCTACCCGACAGAGGATTCGCGAGACACGCCGTTCGTGCCTGAGTTTGTTGCCCTCACAAACCCTGGGGCGGAAACGAACGATTTCACAGGCTGGACCACTACAGGCTCTCCCACTACTCGTTCGGCGTGGGCCGGGCTGCTCCCGTTCTTAGGCGACTACTTTTTCTCGGGTAATGCGGCCAGCGGGTCGATGTATCAAGATGTGACAATTCCGGTGGATAGTACGTCGAGCAGTTCGTCTTCAAGCACAAGCTCGTCTACCAGTAGCAGTACCACAACGACTGCCGCTCCCGATCTTGAGAAGGCGACATTTGGTGCAATGCTCGCCCAGCCAGAGCTTTCAGGTGGGGACACCATCCGGATGACACTTTATGCTCTCGACGCTTTGAATGCGGTGCTAGATTCCGAGACAACTGGGGACCTGACGATGGGTGCCGCTGACACCTGGGAGCGGCACGAAGTAGAGCTTGATCTCCCGGTTGATGCTGTGAAGGTGCGTTGTGAGGTATCCTGGGTCAAGGGGAGCACCGCGTTCGCGTATGCTGCTATTGATGCCGCTTACTTGTTCATCGGGGATACCGAAACTGTGGACAAGGGCGATTTGCTGTTTGAGTGTACGACAGCGGGGACCAGCGACAGTGCGGAGCCTACGTGGCCGGGGGTTGCTGGGGGCACTGTAACGGATAACACCGTTGTCTGGACTGCCCGAGATCAGAAGACGGCATTCTCGTCCGTCGCCACGTACATTGATCGAAAGACATTCATCGGGGTCAATCTTTCGACGACGGACGATTTCTACAACGGTGGGTTGATTACCTGGATCACCGGAGACAATGCCGGCCGGTCGATGGAAGTGAAAGATTTCGATGGAGGCAACGGGCAGATCACACTTCATCTTCCACTTCCTTATGCGGCTCAAGCTGGAGACGTTTTCAAAATCTATCCGGGTTGTGATAAGCGTCTTGAAACGTGCCGGGATACGTTCGACAATATCCTCAATTTCAGGGGAGAGCCGTTCATCCCAGGTACAGACGAGTATTTGAGGTATCCCGATGCCAAGTAGAAGTGATATTGTCGAAGCTGCTCGCATGTATCTCGATTGTCCTTGGCGTCATCAGGGGCGGTCGGAACAAGGAATTGATTGCGCTGGCGTGATTGTGTGCGCCTTGCGTGACGTCGGTTTGCCTGCTCCGGATCGGACCGACTATCAACGCCGCACCGCTGGGACGAGATTCATCAAGCATTTCGAAAAGCACGGTATCAGAATTTCGGTTGGGGAGATGCGTCCTGGAGATGTCGCGGTTTTTCGCGAGCCTGCATTTCCTTGCCATACCGCGTTGGTTAGCGAAAAGAACGGGCAACGCCATATGATTCACGGTCATCTTCGGCGGCGCAAGGTCGTTGAGGAACTGTTTGATGGATATTGGGAGCAATACTTGATCGCCGTGTTTCGTGTTCCGGGTCTTGAGGAGGACTAATGGCTACTCTAGCAATCGCAGGGGCAGGCGCTCTCGGAAGTAGTGCTCTCGGGTTGGGTGCCGGGATCGGTTGGCTCGCCGGAACCCTGATTGGGAACCTGCTCTTTCCTGCACCTTCGCAAGAGATCGTACAGCAAGGACCACGTCTTGGAGACCTTACGGTTTCTTCCTCTGCATTTGGCGCTCCAATTCCGATTCCGTATGGTACGGTTCGTGTGGCTGGTAACATGATCTGGAGTGAGGGGATCAAGGAGACCAAGCACAGCACCAGTACCAGTAGCGGCGGGGGCAAGGGCGGCGGCGGGGGCGGGGTCACGCAAACCTCAATTACATACACCTACTCTTGTTCGTTTGCGATGGCATTCGGCCAGGGTGAGGCTGACGATGTGCTTCGTATTTGGGCGGACGGCAAGCTGCTTTACGATAAGACCGGTACGGGGCAGGTGGCTTCCCAGGAAGTGCGGTATCGGTTCTACCCTGGTAGTGAAACGCAGCTCGCTTCAAGTGTGATTGCCGCAGACAAGGGGGAGGATAATACCCCGGCGTTCAGGGGATTGTGCTACATCGTTTTTGAGGATCTCCAGCTTGCAAACTTTGGTAATCGGATTCCCAACATGACGGCGGAAATCACATTCGAGAAGACGCCGAGTTGCCCGGAGTTGGAATTCACTTTTACTTCTGGTGAGCCGGCTGGGTACGACATTTACTCTCTTATGGTGGATTCCCAGCGCGGGCGTGCCTACATTTCTGATAGTTCTGGGGATGACGATCATACCGGTTTCCGTGCTTTTGACTGGTGGAGTGGGCAGGAGATTCTCAAGGTTACCGCTGCTGATGCATTGAGCGCGGAAAGCATCGCAGATGGTGGGTTGTCTTGGCGGCTCGTTGGTATTGATTCTAACGGTGATCTCTATACCACGGTCGGTGCAACCAACCAGCGCCCACTCGTTAAAATCGATGGGAATAGTCTGCGTGAGACCGCCCGATTCGGATCTACTGGTAGCGGGGTTTCTAACACGGATGATGCTCTTGTTGCAACCAAGGGCGTTTGCGAACTTCAAGTTATGAATATCACTGGGTTGGAGCGATTTCTCGTTGTAACGAGCTTTTTCAATGATGTTGCTGTTCTGACTGAAGGGATGGGGCATCTCGACAACTTTGAACTCGACGAAGCCACAACCGGTGGCGGTTGCATGGGGGACTTGGGTGAGGCGTGGGTTACCGGGTACAATTTGAACGGTACTCAGGTCGGGCTTTACAAGGTTACTGGAGAGCCCGGTATGACCCTTTTCGGCGGAGTTGCCGTCGGGGTTGATATTGAGAAGATCGCCACCATTACACCTGCAAGCATCGGGGCTTCCGGTAAGATTCTGACCACGGGTCCCATCTACGACGAGTCGGATGGCGGTGTCATCCTTTTCATTCACTCGGACGAGGCCAAGGCGTTTGTTGTCAAATACGTCGGGGACAGTCAGCTTTGGCTCACAGAGCTCCCGGTTGGTACCCAAATTTACAGTCCTGTCCCGGCAACTGATCTTCGTTTTGGTGTTTACGCCTTTCTTGCCGGGAGCGTCTCTTATTTGATCACTACCCGCGATGGGGAGTATACTACCGAAACCTGCTGGATCACCGGGGGCGGGGTCGGCTCGCAGTTCTTTTCTGCACTGGATAATACGATTACGAAGCTGGATAGCAATGGTCTGCGAAAGCACTATATCGGGCGCGGCAGCGGTAACGGTATCACGTTGTCCGATATCGTCGATGATATCTGCGACATTGCCGGGTTGGAATCCGGCGATTACAACACCGCAGCGTTGACCGACGAGGTTCGCGGTTATGTCATCCCACGTCAAACGGAAGCCCGTCGGGCTATTGAGCCGCTTGCAACGGCATTCCTCTTTGATGGCGTGGAGTCCGATTACGTTCTGAAGTTCGTCAAGCGAGGCGGATCAAGTATTGATGATCTCGACGAGGACGACCTGGTCGGTACTGGGGATAGCGGCAACCCGTGGGAAGAGTCCCGGACGCAGGAGGTCGAACTCCCCGAGCAGGTCAACGTCAACTTCATGGATGTAGATGCTGATTACGAGCAGGGGACGCAGTTCGCCAAGCGTATTACAAATCCTCGCCCAACGATGTACTCGAAGAATGAGGTAACCACGGAATTGCCGATTGTTTTCAACGGGGACGAGGCAATTCAATTGGCAGAGACGTTGCTCTATAATGCCTGGCTTGAGCGTAGTCGCTACGCTTTCGCTCTTCCCTGGGAGTTCTTGAAGTTCGACCCGACGGATATCTTCACCATGACGATTGATGATACAACGTACACGGTGCGGATTACCGCGGTGGATGTGGGCGTTGATTTCTTGATGGAGCTCGAAGGGCTTTCGGAGGATGCCGCACTCTATACTTCGACACTCGTAGCGGATTCCAATTATGGTTTTGAAAGTCAGCAGATCGTCGGATTGGGACCCACGCGCCTCTTCCTGCTCAATATCCCGCTTTTGCGCGACTACGATGATCTGGGAGGTGCCCGTTCGCGAATCTACTTCGCGATGGGTTCTTACATGCCTGCTGATAACCCCTGGCCGGGTGCAACACTTTATCAAAGTTCTGATTTGGAGATGTGGGATCGGTTGGTTCAGGGACCGGATGATATTGCCTGGGGTACAGTGGTGTCGGTGCTTGATGAACCCGACAGTTTATGGCGTACGGACGAGGATAGCGAAATCAAGGTCTACATGGCTCAGGGAGCAGACGCCCTTGAGAGTATTACTCAACTTCAGTTGGTAAACAATACCAACGCTGCCTTAGTCGGGGACGAGTTAGTCTGTTTCCGTGATGTGGCACAGAACGCCGATGGATCGTATTCCCTCACCGGTTTGCTACGTGGGCGTCGCGGGACGGATGTCGAGGCTGCGAGTCATGCAGTAGGGGAGATCTTTATCCTCTTGACAACGGCAACCGTGGAGTCCTTTGCGCTGGCCCTTGCTGACGTGAATACTGCGCTCTACTACAAGTCGCCAACCCATGGTACCTTGTTTGAGGAAGCTGCTTACGAATCATTCATTGGGACCGGCGAAGACCTGAAACCTTATGCACCTGTTCAGCTGGATGCCAATTACGATGGAGACAATATCGACATCACGTGGGTGCGGCGGACCAGGGTTGCTGGTGAGTTGCGCGACGGATCGGGCACCGTTCCCATTGGTGAAGATAGCGAATCCTACGAAGTGGATATCTACGATTCAGCAGGTACCACAATCGTACGAACCCTGACTAGCAATTCTCCTGAAGTCACTTACACAGCGGCTCAGCAATATGAGGATGGCTGGACTGGGGGCACCCTGAAATTCACAGTGTACCAGATTTCAGCAGCGATCGGGCGCGGTTTTGGTCGCACCGAGACAGTGGATATGGGTGCTACGTGGCCGGGTAGCAGCACTACGACCTCTCAGAGCACGAGTTCCACTACATCAGGTAGCACGAGTTCCACTACGTCAACTCTGAGTCAAAGCACGTCCACTACCACTACGGGTTCAACGACGACCACAACAAGTGCAGTCCCAGAGATCAACTATAAGGGGGCTGGTACTGATGTGCAGGGGCAGGGTCTCACTGAAATTGACGTATCTTTTTACGGTTTGACCGCAGTTGGTGATCTGTGTCTTGCATTTATTACGCACCGCGATACGTTGACGTATCCGCCGGGTTGGGAACCGGTGATGCAAAAGAAGACGTCTACTGGTCAGGGGGCAATTGATCAGTGGATCACAGTGCTTCGCAAGACGTACGAATCGGATGATGGTTCGCAAGCCAAGTTCAAGCAGGCGTCCGCTCTTGTTATGTGCGGCGTGATTGTTACACTTGAAGTCACAGAAGATGGCGTTCCGTTCATTGCCGATAAGGCTCGAGGGACTTATTCAGCCGGGGCGACGAACCCTGGGTTGCACCCCGCCGCAGGCGCGCAGGGTACTACATCTGGGCAGATTGTGCTCGCGGCGTCCTCTTGTGTGTACTCGGCTATTCTCCCCGGCACGACTACTTGGTCGCCGCCTTCAGGTATGACGCTGATTACGACAGCAACCCAGCAGGCAAACCGGATGGCAGTCGCATACGATGACGCCCCCACGGGCGCCCCGCTTTCGGGCAACTTCTCTCACGGAACCAGTACTCACGACGGTGCAGAAATTGCACTGGTTGTCGGGGTGGCTGACTCAGGCGATACAGGCACTTCAACTTCGACCACGGTGTCGGGGGCCTTGGAGTCCACGACCACGACAACGACCTAAGGAGGTTAGATGCAATGGCGACCACAAATCTGAATATCACTGAAGTCGCTGCTTCCCAGAATAACAAGGAAGTGACGATCAACGATGCACTCGAAGCGTTGGACCAGGGGACCCAGGGGTCCAAGGCCCAAACCATTACCGGTGCCACTTCTCTTTCTGCAGCGGATTTCACCGGGTACTTCGCTCAAATTCTCGGCGGTTCCCCTGCAGCGGCCTTCACATTGAACGTCCCCGCCACGAAGCGGTTGTTCCTGATTGCTAACAACACGGGGCAAACCGCAACCGTTCAAGTGACGGGTGGTGGAGGAGATAGCGTTACCGTCGCCAATGGTGCTATCAAGTTGCTTTACTGCGACGGGGCAGACATTGATGAAGCCGGGGGCGGGGGAAGTGCCGAAACAACTGTGAGTAACAAAACGGACAATTACACCGTCACTGCCGGCGATCTCGGCGCCCTCCTTTTCATGGACAAGGCCACAGCAAATACGGTTTCACTGCCTGATGATGCAACGGAAGACCTTGCTATCGGGTTTACGGTTAATGTTGCTCAGAAGGGAGTGGGTGCCACTTCATTTGCGGCTCTCGGGGTGGGCACGATCCTTACTCCGGATACCTCCATTTTGCGCGGGCAGTATTCTATCGCTGGCGCGGTCAAGGTGGCGGCGAATACGTGGTTGCTGTTTGGTGATCTCACCTCCTCTGCATCCAGCACGAGCACCACAACGTCTTAGGAGAAGCCATGCTGCTCAATCAAGGTGTTCTTTCTGCAGGAAAAGTCGTAGCTGCATCGACAGGACCGAACAATCCTGGGTCGAAAGCTCCGTACCCGATTCCGGCAACCTACGCCTACTTATACGATGCTACGAACCTGTGGGCTTTGTACGACAAGGCCGGAGATACCCAATGCGGAAATGAAGAAGCAGCGAGTATCATCAAGACAATCACAGCTATTTTGGTCTATGAATATAAATCCGGCGTAATGACATCAGAAACGGTGACCGTAACGGCTGCGGATATCAAAACGGGTAGCACCGCCAATCTCCAAGACGGGGATATTTTGACTTGGGAAGATTTACTGCACGGCATAATGGTGCCGAGCGGAAATGATGCCGCCTACTGTGCTGCCAGGATTATCGGGGACGAAGTCTATGCCGCTGCTGGGAACACTGGTACGTCCGGCGTGACGCGGTTTGTGGAATTGATGAATTCCAAGGCGACCGCACTTGGGATGGCAAACTCTGTGTTCGTGTCCCCAAGTGGCGTCAACGCTACCGGGAACAAGACGACCACTCACGATATGTGCTTGGCCGGGGCCGAATGTTTCGGAACACCGTATCTTGCTGAAGTTTCCATGCAACCTTCTTGGGAAATGACCATCACTGGACCAAATGCCAGGACGTACACGGTTGACAACGCTTGTGCCTTTGCTAATGGCCCTAGCTTCAATCAAAGCGGTGAGGTCGATAAGCGAGTAATTGGGTGCAAGAATGGCGATCTTGTTATCGGTGCTTCCCATTCTTCTGTGGCAATGTGGCAGACGCCGAATGGTACAAGAATTGTCGGCTGCATCATAAAGTCCCCTTCTGGGTACAATCGGAATCTGGACATGCACTCTCTTTATTTCGGGGCACTCAACGAGTACAACTACTTATCTGAAGGTATGCAGTGGGCGGATGATCCGCATTTGGACGATGTCGTCGTTTTGACCGGTGCTGAATACGGCTTCGTTGACGAAAGCCCCGTGGGCAGGACCTTGTCCAATCAAGGTGGTGTGTCGTTGAGCACATCGCGCTCGATGATTCAGGGTCGTGAATACTACTTCGACGGAGTGGACGGGCGTATCGAAGCCGCCGATGCTGCTGATTTGAGCCCTGGTTCTCAGGATTTCTGCATCGAGGCTTGGGTGCGTGGGGATGGTACCGACCCTTCTGAGCAGTATGCAGTGATTGCAAGTAAATGGGACGCTACTGGAAATCAAAAAGAATTTGAGCTTGTTTACGATCACGTGATCAACAAAATAAGTGCCTATTTTTCTTTGAACGGGTCCACACATCAAGTAATTCACATTGACGTGGGGATTTACTTCGCGATTGGTAGGCCGCATCACATCGCAATGGTACGGAACGGGACCAAGATTTCCTTGTACGTGAATGGGGAGAAGGATCCCGACGATGATGTTGATGTCGGTACCGACGCACTGTTCTCCGGGACCGCCCCCTTTATGATCGGCGCCAGGGCTTCTGGTGGTGCCGGCACCTACGATGGGCAATTCCGCGGGTATATCGACGAGGTTCGTTTTACGATTGGTAATGCACGCTACACCGACGACATGTTCACTGTAGACGCCCGCCCGTTCTCGAGGGGTGACACGAATATTTCAACGACGAGTACTTCTACTTCAACGACTACAACTGGTTCCACGACTACGACTACCACGCAGTCTTTCCCGAATCTTACAATCGTTGCTTGGGAACAAACACGAAGCGCCGTGGGGCCGTCGTCGTTGGCATGCAATTTCCCCACTGGGACGGCTACAGGGGACGAAGTGTTTGCCTTTGTGATGCATTCTTCAGCCCTGACCAGTATTCCGGCAGGATGGGAGAAGATCACGAAGCAACAGAACGTTGGTGTTACCTACGATCGATGGTGTACCGTTTTCCGCAAGACGTATGTGTCGGGGGACGGTTCTAGCGTGACATTCTCCCAGACAACTGCAACGGGGCGGATGGTTGTCAGTCTCGTTACGATGCGGGCTTCTGATGGCGGCATTATCTACACCAGAGATATCAACGCTTCTAACGGGACAGGGTCTTCCAATCCGCAGAGCATGGCGCTTCCGTCAGGGTGCAGGGGCACTGGTGGTGAGCAGCTCTTTATCGCTGCTGCTTGGGATGCCTACGCTCTTGTTGCCGGGAACACCACGTACACAGCACCATCCAGTTGGACCTTGCAATCTCCTGCGAGTGTGGAGCAGAATAGAATGGCTGTCGCGACATTGGATCCGGCCACTACAGATGCCGATGCTTCAGGAAGCTTCACCCAATCGGGCGGATCACATGATTTTGGTACACTCGTGTTCATTATTGGTGCTGCTGATTCGGCGGATTCGTCGACGACCACAACGTCTTAGGAGGACTAGATGTCCGCACAAGATCCACTTGATCTGCTTCATGCCGATCTTATCGCACTTGGGCAGCAAGTAGATAAGAATCGACGGGACATCTACGATCATAAGATTGAGGATGCAAAGATTCATAGTCGTCAGTCAGTATATTTTTGGTTGGTTTGGTTAGTGTTTGGCTTTCTTTTCTCGGTATTAACTGGGGCAACCGGATACGCTTTGCGCGTTTTGTTCGATCTTGTATTAGAATCTGCCGCAGGAGGAGTTCTACCGTGATCAAGGTATTAAAGACGCTGGCGTTTGGGGAAGCCTTCGTTGAAGACCAAATGGACGATTCTGACCCGTCGGTTATTAATGATTTTCAGGAACGGGTGGCGGAGAATATTCAAAAAGCGAAGCTGGAACGCGAATTGCTTCAGCAGCATTTGGCAATTCTTGAATCTACTGCAAACGAAGCTGGTGGGATGCTTTGGCGTAAGGATGCGGATCACTGCTATCTCTACGCTAATCGGTATCATTGCAGGCACTTCTTCGGATTGCCGGCTCATTGTATCGGCATGATTCGCGGTAAGTCCGACCTCGAGCTTGCCAACGACTACATTGAGCGAACCGGGGAATGGCACGGGTTTGCCGATCTTTGTTGGAGAACCGACAATCACGCACGGGATTTACGAAAGCGGGCGGTGTATGTCGAGGTCGGAGTAATCGGCCGGGAGGAGCGCGTTCTTAAGGTAATCAAGACGCCTCTGTTCCGCGATGGTATTTTTATCGGCACGGTCGGCTTCGCCATGGATTTGACATTCGATTGTGCAGGCGTTTTTGCTACTATCGAAATTGGAATCCAGAATGGGGCGGTGGAGCCTTTGGAAGATCAGATTTACTGGATCAAGGATCCGGATACTTGTGGGCTTGATCGTCGGCGCGGGCAGCACGTTTTGACCTGGGCCAGAGAAATGGCTGCGAAGTTTACGAAGGAGATAAACCATGAGTAAAGGGTTCTGGTACAAAATTGTTGCAGGAGTAAAGCAGCTTCTTACACCGCTTCCGTCGGCACCACCACCTTTGAAGATTGTGGTACTCCGGCGCACCCATGCGAGCATTGCTGGTACTTTCGGTACCCTGGAGATGCCGTCTGGGCAGGTCTTTGCTTCGGCCGAACCGCCCTGGCTCGGTAATGCCGTTGGGGATTCTTGTATCCCTCCTGGGTTTGATGAGGGCTCGATACGGTATGTATGTCGTCTTGTGCAATCTCCCAAGTTCGGGCGAACGTACATGGTTACCAATGTTCCCGGCCGGTCCCATATTCTGTTTCATGCTGGTAACTGGGCTGGGCACGAAGGGCAAGGACTCAAAACTGATACTGACGGTTGTATTCTTCTTGGCGTTGGGACTGGTGCCCTTGAGGGGCAAAAGGCGTTGCTTTACAGTCGTCGTGCTATGAGAGCATTCTTCGAAGAGCTCGATTGGGAGCCCTTCGCTCTGCATATACAATGGGCCCCCGAGGCCTTGGACTTCTAACAAGGAGCAAGACAATGGACCAGGGCACTTTGAGCTGGATTGTCGAGAACTGGGTCCCTCTGGGGCTTGCGGCTTTTATCTTCCTCGAGAAGATCGTAAAGCTGAGCCCTACCAAGTGGGACGATCTCCTGATCGACGGGCTGCGGGCGATTTTCCGCAAGGGCGGGGCCAAAACCGTCCTCGTCGTCCCCGTACTGGGCCTGCTGATGCTTTCCGCCTGCGCCACTGTGGACTACGTTCCGCCCGAGGCGTGCAACTGCACCGGGAACCTCGAGGAGTGCGATAGCCGCATTCTTGGGGTTGTCCCCGATGCCAATGGGGCGGATCTCGTTTTGCAACTCGCTAACCTGTCGGCTCTCGAAGCCGGTGCGTATACGAAGGAGGATGCGCTGGAAGTGATCTCGGAAATCGAGGCCTTCCTGGCTGCCAGTGAAACCTGGGCAACCCTGGTGTCTTACGTGGCAGCCAAATTGAGTTACGCCAATGCTGCCGCTGGTATGATCATTTTCGCGCAATCCGGTTACCTGCAGGCCCTCAATGTCCAGGAGGTGATCAGTCCCTGCGATATTGCAATTCTGAATCGTCATCTGGGCAAGCAAAAGGCGGTGATCAACGCCTTTGTTGAGCCCGACTAATGGCGATTCACTTGTACCGTCCAGGGGATTTGATCCTCTGTCACAGTCCCGGGTGGCTTCCAGCGGCAATTCGTTGGGCCACCCGGCGACGTGGTGAACCGATTACATACGCGAACCATACCGCCGGTTTCGTGGATTCGGAAACCATTGTCGAAGCTCTCTGGAAAGTCGAACGAAAGCCATATCGAGGAAGCATGCCAGAGCCACATCAAGTTTGGCGTCGGAAGGACCTGACACCGACGGAACGACTTAAGGTTGCTCTCTGTGCCGAGCAGTATGTGGGGAGGCAATACGGGGTCTTGAAGTTGTTTGCACATCTTGGAGATGCCGTTCTCGAGAAGCTATTCGGCAGGGATGTCTATATCGTTCGCAGGCTCGCTTTTTTGGACAGATACCCGATCTGTTCTTGGGTGTGGGCTTGGGCATACGATAAGGCACTCAACATCCGTTTTCGCGGACTGCATCCGCGCTTTGTCACACCTGACGATATGTGGGATCATGTTCGAGAGAACCCCGGGTGGGTCAAGGTAAGTGAAACGGGCAAGTGGGCTGGCTAATAAGAAGGGGGAGGACTGTCTCCCCCTTTTTTTTGGCTGAATGGTTTTCTTCGCTTCAGTAAAGTTGTTCCGTCGGAGCGAAAATTGAATCGTTGAATTCTGTTTCTACTATTACCTGTATATACGCCACGAGTAATTTGGAAATAGCATCATCTGCGAACGTTCGCCGGACTGCATCCTCGTTAATGAAGCGGTCGTGTGTTGCTTCAAACAAGTCCCGAATAACCGATTCGGCATACTTTTTGAAGAGCCACCGGTCTACGGCGCGTTGGACGAGGTACTCATTGGAGTACAGCCCCAAATATACACGCATTTGCCGGACGCGGTAGCGCAGCCACTCGCGAATCATGTAGAATCGGCGTTTCATTAAAGATCCTCCATGGTATAATGCTCGGGGCAACATTCCCCGACTTCCTCGTCGATAACCCCTTCTTCGTGGCGATGACGACCGCAGATACCGCAGATATACGCCCGCCCTTCTTGGAGCTCGTTCATCTTGCGAATGTATCGCCGGGTCACGAACCAAGCGATTCCCAAAGCAACACAAACGGCAATCACAACGATTGGTAGAATTCGCCAAACGAAAAACGAACTCCAGATTGAGAGTGTTTCTATCATACCAACCACCTTCCTTTCTTGGTTGCTGTTTGTGCTATTGGCCTCCCCCATGCTTACGGACATCCGCCAGAGACGGCGCCGCGATTCCGGATTTTTTCGCCTTGCTCGCAGCGGCAACTTGTGTCCAGAAATTCGCGAGGTGCTTATTCGCAGGGTAGGTTGTCAGGACATGACGCTCGTGCGGGGCTTTGATTTTGGTAGCGCAGGTATGGCGTTCGTTCAGTAACGGCGTTCCGCCGCCACCGTCTTGGTTCATGACAACCGGTTCCTCCCAGAATTCGTTCATCTCGTTGTAGACAACGGTCCCGCCCAGGGCCATGATGGCAACCATCACTCGACTTTTCGAATCTGCCTTTTTCATAACAACCTCCTAGTTGTGATTTGTTTTATAGATTTCTCGAAGCAGAAGCAGCACTCGGGTGGGTACCGCTTTCGTTCGATTCTGTTCATGAGGAGGCCATACCTCGAGGATCCAAACTCCGGATGGGCTGTTTATCTCATAAACCATTTCTTTGCCATCCCCTTCGGGTTTGACATTCAATGTGAGCGCATCCGGATTACCGATCACCATATTTACGACATCATGAATGATCTCGAGTCGGCCGGTTGATGTTTCGATAACGACCGTGGTGGTTTCTTCCCCGAAGGCTTCATTTGGTGTGCAGCCCACAAGGGCCCAGACCAGGATAATGATCCCCAGTACGAAGAGTAACGCGGTGAGGATGGTGTCAGCCCACCAGCGAATTGCTGAACTGGGTTGATGCCATTTCTTGTGATTACTCATTCGGGGCCTCCTTCGTTTTCCAGGCGGGACCAGTCCAGCTCGGGTTTGATTTTCGGCATTTCTTTGCCGCGTAGTTTTTGACACATATCATAAGCTGCTTCTTCATTCATATGGTTTTGTTCTTTGGCGGCTTCTTCGCGCAGCTTCTGGCGCGTTTCCCAATTAGGGTACGGTACTTTTTTCATTAGAATTTCCAGCTAATTCCGAGAAAGATTTGGGATACTTTGATATCTTTCATGGTCGATATCCCGATTTCTCGAAGGTTTGGGACGTTTTCAATATCAATGTTTACCTCGTAACCGAGACGACGAACTGTTTCAATTTTGTGTTCCAGTAATTTGGCTGTTTCTTGAAGGTCTTTGATTTGGTCCTTATGCTCTTTGGGGAAGGATGGTTGTTGTTTATTACTCATAAACCCACCTCTACAATTTTGTCAGCACCTTGAATGAGTTCAGGACTGTGACTGACCATTAGTATTTGGACCCCAAGTCGATGGGAGAGTTCTCGCAGCATGAGCGCACCCTTGATCGGCATTTCTTTTCCTTTGAGATACTTGAGTGGCTCGTCGAGTATGAGCAGGTTGCGCGTTCGTGGTTGGCGTATCGACCACATAGTCATCTGAAGGGCCAACGCGGCGATGTCTACTGCGCCTCCTCCGGCCGCATCCATCGGTGCGATTTTCAGCCTGTCGCGCTCGAAATAAATGTGGGCTTGGGTTGCGGTCCCCTTCGTTTCGAAATCCAAAGACAGGGTATAGGGCTCCTGCAGAACTCCGGCCAGTGCGAGTGTCGCGAGCTCGGAAACGCGGTACTCCAGTTGTTTTTGGGTTTGTCGTGCTACAGATTGGATTACCTCGAGGGCTTTTTTCTGATTCTCAAGGCGCCGTTCTTGCTTTCTTTGTTTCCGCTTGGTATGCTTCAAGTCTTCGAGATTCCTATCTCGTTGACCTTTGAGACGTTCAATTTGAGCGCGAGCAGCGGTTATTCTTGTGTCTGTCATTGCAGCGTCTCTTCAATGTCAGCAAGCATATCATGAAGTTCATCCTCGAGGCCTTCGGCTTCTTTTCGGAGAGCTTCGATTTTCTTCTTTGCCTTTGCGATGGACGGCACTCCGAGATTTTGCAACTGCTCCAATGCGCTGTCTCGACGTCCTTTGAGGATTGCAATTTGTTCTTTGCTATCCTCGATATCTTCTTTCAATCGTATCAGATGTGCTCTCTTCTTTTGGTTTGCCATTATTACCTCACAATCGCTTCTTGGATTATCTTTTTAATCGGGCTTGCTACTTTGTTGGTTGCGAGAAATTCGTCCATATTCTTTTCGAATGACAACCCAACTTCATATTCTCGATCGAGTCTTGCAATAAATTCGTTGATACGTTTGTCGAGTTCTTGTTTAGGGTCTATGTGGTCCCTTGTAACAACACCCTTTTTGATCGGATAATATATGGGTTCCACTGTGTTGGTCTTTTTATACCAGGCGTAGATGCGTGGGCGGTGTTTGATCTGATCAGCGGTTCTACGCATCATTGAGCCGGGGTTTACAAGAAGCCGCCCGTCACGATGCTTGTAGGTAAACGGTTTGTGGTTATCCCCTGTGATGATCAACTTGTAAGCTGACAGTTTATTCATAAGCCAACTTACACGAGCTTCTTTGGGGCATCCAGGCCAAGGAGCCCGGCCCATATATGTGAAGCGATGAAGTACGGCAACGTCTCCTACAGTTGGTAGTGGTTGAGCCCAACTGCTTCCTGCGAGGAGAAAATGTTTGTTGACTTTCGTGACTTTTTTCGGCTCGAGAATTGACGTCTTCCCGGCAGATACGAGGATACCTAATGCCGAGCGCAGTAGTTGATCGTAGGAATGCCCGGGCAGGTCGTGCTGCCCGGCCACCCCATAGAAATTCGGAAGGGAGACCAGTGCCGCTACGATTACTTCAAGAGACTGTCGGTTGGGCCTGTCAAAAACGTCCCCGGCAATCACAAGCGGCACTGGTCGGTCCCAACGCTTCTGGACTTTGCCCAGAAATTTGATCTTGCGGATCATCGCTGCTCGGAAATCATCCGTGCGGCAAAGCGGTTGGCGGTCGTCGATGTGTGTGTCCGCCGCAATGAGGAGGTCGGGGCGTCTCACACCCAACCCTCTCTTATGAGAAATTCTTCCTCAACGGAAAATGAAATCTCGTCGTCGACAGAGAATTCAGAGTCGTCCCAGTCTTGGATGCACATTTTCGGAATGAAGCCCTTCTTACCAGTACCATCGACACAAAGTACCGCTCCTGCGCTGATGTACTCTATTGTGACGTCGATTTCGTAGTAGTTTCTTTCAGACATATTTGCCTCCTTGACGGTTTTTATTTGGAAACCCTACCGCATAGTGGGCACGGGGCCCCTTCCAATGCGGTGTGTAATTCTTCTTCAGCGGAAGCGATACGTTTTTTGTGATTTGCAATCTCTTCTTCTAGGTCTGTGATTCGAAGACTTGCCAGATGCAGTTCTTGAATTTGTTTACGGCACGTTTCTAGTGTGTGGTATTGCTTTAGTGCCGTATCTACCAATGCTTCTAGGGCGTTTGGGAATTTCTTTCGTGCGGATCGTAATAGGGTTTCTTGTTCCTGCAGGTACTGTGTTGCCTGATACAATTGGGCGGCTTTACTATGCAAACCCTGCACTCGTTTCTGGTGTGACTCGGCCTTTGCCATTTTCATGTCAAGTTTGTCTAGCCCGTCGTAACGAGTAAGTGTTTCTTCAAGATACTCTATTTGGCTGTCATTCGCCCGTATATTGGATTGCGTCTCCCGCACTTGCCCGCTCACTGTACTAATGGCGTGATCGATTATGTCGAGATTGGCGATGTTATTGAGTTCCTTTGCGACTTGTCCCGGTGTTTTTGAAAGTAAGAAGGCCGGGTCCCCTTGGAACAGAAAGTTGAGTCGGTCGAGTCGCAGGGTGTTTCGAATTTCATCCGGTACGCCTCTACCAAACGATTTGAATTGCTCTTTGTTGAGTGTGTAATAATTTGCCTTGTCTGTGCGTACACGACGGAGGACATCCCCTTCTTCCGTTTTGATAGTAACCGAGGTGCGCCCTCCCCAAGAACTGCGAAACGCATCTCCAGCAGGTTCGTTGAAAACAAGCCAACGCAAAGCACGGATAATTGCAGTTTTTCCTGCATCGGAGGGACCTACTATGACGTTGACCCCTTCGTCAAGTTCGATGTCTAGCTTTTTATGAGCCTGGAAGTTGCGAATGGAGATGCTTTCGAACATCAGCCCTTCCTCCGAACGACACGGCGCTGCTTTGGCCCTCCCAATGCAAGGCGGCTTTCTTCTGCGAGCCGGGTTGCTCTTGCAGTTGCAGTTCGTTTTTCCTCAGCCTTTTTTCGAGCCTCATGTCCGGCTTTGATTGCTTTTTGGCGTATTTTCTCGAAGTCAGAAGAGATGCTCCCGTCAACAGTCCAGATGGGCATCCAATGACTAATGTGCCGATCGTATGAAAGAGCGTGCGGCTTGTGGAAGGCGTCTTTTCCAAGTTCCGTTTGGGCGTGGAGCCTGGCGAGGCAAGATGTCCAGATGTAGATTCGTTTTGTATGATGATTAAAGACCAAGATGTCTTCTTCAGTTGCTGGCGGCAACTTATCCTTAATGCGAATCCACATCTTCACAAAAAGCGGCTTCCGCTTCATTAGTCAACCCCCATATGAATACGCCGGGCCTTTTCAGCCATGAGAGCAGCATCAGCTCGTCCGTCTTTCCACCCACCCTTCGGACCTGAGAATTGCTGACGGTTATCAGGCCACATTCGAAAGACCGCAACTTTGGCTCTAGTTTTGGCGTCGGGGCCGTCGCTGCGAACAACCAGTCCCTTTTGCCAGCTTTGTGGTGCGAGAAGTTGGTACGGAATTCGCAGTATGGTAAGCAGGCAGTGCCAGATACCACAGTTCTGTCCAAAGGTGAACATGGATTTCGCCCCGCGGGTTTGTGCTTGACCGAATTTGTTGATTGCCGGTCGGGGTATGACACGTTCAAGAACAGCGAAGACGATATCGTATTGAGCGCGCCACTGTAAGAGTTCGTGGTAGATTTCCAGCGGATCGTTTGTGCGGGGCCAGTCGTATAGAAAGAGATCCGCGCCTGGGACCAAAAGGCATGCGGCGCCGGACTTGCCGGGGTCTATTCCCACAAAGGCTTCCGGTTTGATTTTTCGTCTTACCTTTCTTGCACTCATTTGAACCTCCCGGGTCTTCCGGAAAGCAGGCTGTTTTCGACGTCTGTCCAAGCTGTTTGGGCTACCTGCTGAAGTTTGCGGTGTAGTCCTTTGGATTCGATATAGTTGATCAATTGATCGCGAGTGGCTTCCACTTTCAATTCTTTTGCACGAATCTTTTGTTTCGTTTTGTGCCACCACTTGGACTTGAGCAGGTAGTCGATAATCGAGCCAACATCATCAAGACCCGGCCGATCGTAGAAAATATCGAACTCGACTGTACGGATTTTCCCAGTGATGGAGTTTTTATCCATTTCCACTTTCGTTGTGACACCGATCTTGTATTTGATGTTCCGCTTGGTTTTGGTCTTGGTTTGGACTTTGTGCAGAACAGGACGTATATGACTGGCAAAGAATGGCGCGTTGCCCCCGCTGGTGCGCCACTGCTTGGCAAACGCTTGCCCTCCGATATTCGTTCTGAGTTGTTGGACGATGATTACGAGACTCTGAGTATCTTTCACCTTCCCTTTAATCAATCGGAGCACTCGGCCGATGATACCGGCCTTGCGTCCGGCAAATGCTTCAGCGACCTTCTTTGCGGCATCATCCGATTTGATCCGGGCCATTGCTGCGGCTTGTTCTTTGTCGAGCTCTTCTCGTGTGGTGAGAACATCTAAAGAGTCGCAGATGTAGATAAAGGGCTTCCCGGCTTTCGTGAGTGTCTTGATATTGTCGCCCAGGTCTTCGACGGTATCGGAAATACCCAGTGGCGGGTCTGAAATACGCTTTGCCAGACGCTTCCCGAATAGATAAGGAATATCGAATTCTTGGCGCCGTTCGATATCATCGAAAATCAAGGCATAATCCTTGAACCGTTTTTCTTGAGCACATGCCGCAAGAGTGGAAAGACAAAGAAAGGTCTTGCCGCTTGCCGAAGCTCCTGGCAAGGTAACGATGTTGCCCAGGGGCCAGCCGCCCGCTATCCGATCAGAACAAGCGAGATTCAGCAGAGTGGATCCGGTCGGGGCTAACGTATCGGGAGAAACCTCCCGAGGCGTTTCTGGCCGATGTGAGCGTTTCTGTATCGCTTCGGCTACGTCCGCCGGGGAGGTCTTTCGGACGACCTTTCTATCCGATTTGCGGGCGACTGCCCTGCGCCTGGTCATTCAGGAACTCCTTGTATTTGGTCTTTTCGATATAAAACCGCCCACGCGGGACCGGTTGAAAGACCATATCGGGTCTCGCTTTCGCCCAAGTCCGGACCCATCCGAGAAATGTGGGACGGGCCACGTAGATGTTGAGTTGTTCTTCAAGCATCCGTTGGGCTTCATTGGTGTCGATGCGTTCTGTTTTGCCTGCCATAAGAGCCTCCTAAAAGTGGGGGAGGTCGCCCTCCCCCACATTGCGATCTAAACGCCTTCCTTGGCGTCCGAGCAGGCAGCCCAGGTTTCTTCGTCACATTCGTTGCAGTCGTCAACTTCGTCCGTGTCGGCGCCGAACTTGTGACCGTAGGGGCATTTTCCCTTCTTGCCCTTCGAGGGCTTCGAGGCCTTCTTGCCCTTCTTGCCCTTCGTGGTCTTCTTGCCCTTCGTGGTCTTCTTGCCCTTCTTCGGCTTTTTGGGAGGTTCGGGTTCCTCGTCTTCGTCGTCCTCGTCGTCGTCGAGATCCTCGTCCTCGTCCTCGTCGTCGTCGAGATCCTCGTCGAAGTCGTCCTCCTCCTCGTCGTCCTCCTCCTCGTCGTCCTCCTCCTCGTCGTCTTCGTCGTCGTCGTCTTCGTCGTCGAGATCCTCGTCGTCCTCGTCGTCGAGATCTTCGTATTCCTCGTCGTCCTCGTCGTCGAGATCTTCGTCGTCGAGATCCTCGTCCTCGTCTTCGTCAGACTCGGGGATTTCGAAGAACATTTTTTCGAGGTCCTTGTACGATTCGATTCGGAGAGCTGTGCTCAGGTCGAACACTTCTTCGAGGATTTCGTCGTCCAGGGGTTCGCGGCGTTTGGCGAAGTCGATTCGGTTGACATCCCAGAACGAGCCGAACGAGCTGGTCTCCTCGACGAACCGACAGTTGAGATCGAAGCCCTTGGTGTCCGGGAGGTAGAAACTCGCCCAGAATTCGTCGCCTTCCTGGATTTCCATGTCCAGCTGTTTGCCGAAAAGGTGGTAGCTGGCATCCCAGAGGAAGACCTTCTCCGACTTGTGGTCGTAGATGAAGTAGAGTTCGCGGTCCTTCTGGCGAATATCGGAGATCAAGGACTTGTTCTCGGCGTAGTCCTGCTTGAGCCGATTGACTTCTTCACAAATCGGGCAGGGTTTGCCGACCGATTGGAGGCAAACGACCTTCCGGTTTTGGGGGCCGATATTGGCGTGCTGCATGAACGATCGACGATACCAAAGCTGACCCGGCTCGATACCGTCCGGATGGTTGGATTCTTCGACGATGTAGGGAAGGACGCTGAACTTGGTCCGCTCTCGGGGCTTCCAGACCTCCATATCCGAGACGAGGGTCCAGCTGCCGCTTCGTTCCCGTTTCCGAGCCGCAGCCCGTTCACGAGCTCGATTGGCTGCGTCCTTCCGTGCAGTCTTGGAAGCCGTTTGCTTGATGCGTTCTGCAACCGACGCTTTTTTCTTTTTGCTGGTCTTGCTTGCCTTGGGCCGGGTCTTCTTGCTGCCGTCGGCTTTGTTCGTCTTCTTCGTTCCCTTCTTTCCCTTTGCCATGTCGATCTCCTTATTTAGGTTTGGGTTACCGTCCTAATTTGGACCTATGCCAGGCATATGATACGAGTCGGGTTGCGGCATACAACCAGAACAAGGCGTACCAACTGCCCACAAACCAGTCGATTACACAGTATCCAAAGAAATCAGGCACGAGTCACAGTCCTCCTTTTCGCCGCAGCCTTTTTGGATTTTTCCACCACGGCCTTGTGTAATGCCTGTTGAGCCTTTTCCGAGAAACGTATTTCTTCAGGCAGGTTTCTGGGCTCCTTTGGCTTCGCAAAGTATTCTTGGTTCATGAGAAGAACGAGGTTCTCAAGTGCTGCCTTGCGCTGGTGAAATGCGAAGACGCCCCCGTCGAGAAGGTCCAAAATGAATTCAGCTTGGATTTGACGCTCCTTCGCTTTGCGGTACTCGGGGTGGGCCCGGACCCAGGCATCCACGTTGGGCCCTGTGGGGTTGACTCCGATAAGATCTGCACCACCCCGGCCAGCCTTAAGCACGAGTTCTGAACGAGTGGTTTTCACTCGTTCGTGCATTCGCTTGGCTGTTTTGGCGGCGAGAGCCTTCATTCGGGAATACTTCTGGAATAGTTGTGGTTGCAGCGCCCACTCCACATCGAGTGCTTCTGTGTCGATGCTCAAATCCTCGTCGTATTGACGTTCAATGTCTTTCTGGTGCATATGGACCCCCTATTTATCGTTATACGAATTGTGTTTGTTTTTTCTATATAACCATCGCGTTGTAACAGGCTGTCACGAGTCCGGCTTTTCCTGTGTTGTAGAAAGGTTCCAAGAATTGCGACATAATGAGGTAGGCATCTTCCTTTCCGTTAAGCAGTACCTTGCGGTAGTATTCCAAAACGATACGCCGGATTGTTTCAGGGTCTTCCTTGTCCAGTTTCTTGAGGAGCCCTGCCACTTCGGGCCATTTCACATTGGGCTTCATAAGAAGACGACATAACGCGATTGCCAAGTCTTCTTTTTCGACAATACGCCCAACAGCGGCTTCCATTTCGTCTTCTTCAAGCCCTTGCAGTTGATCCAGTACAGCAAGGGCCAGCCCAGGACTACCGTTGCTTTCGACGAGCATCTTCTTGATCACCGATCGTGGAAGATCGAGATCGGCAGATTTCGAGACTTCAAGAATGAGATGCCTCATTTCTGAAGCGTCTAAAGGCTCCACCGGGAAATGGCCTACGCGCCGTCGCAAAGCCGCCGTAAGTTTCTCCGGCGCAGTAGTGGCTAGGATGATCCAGGTTTTGGCGGGCGGGTACTCCAGCATCTTGAGGAACCCCTCTTGCGCGTCCGGAGTCAGCTTGTGGCATTCGTCAAGGAACCAAACCCGCACACCGCCGAGAGGTCGGTACTGGCTTTGCCTTCGGATATCCCGGATCATTTCAATGCCCCGAAAATCTGACGAGTTGAGTTCATGGTAGTCGGTCGAGGCTTCCCCGTCTTTTCCGATTGCCCCAAGAGCGCGAGCCATTATCCGTCCCAGTGTTGTTTTGCCACAACCCGGCGGGCCATGAAGCAAAATTGCACGGTTGGGGCTTTCTTTCGAAATTAGCTTCTGAAGCCCGTTTACCGTTTCGGCGTTGCCGTATACCCCGTCAAACGAGGTAGGCCGAAAATCCGTATGCAATGGCATTAGAATCCTCCTTCGTGTTACTGGATCGGGTATTCTTTCGCGGTGTTCCACGAACCATTGACAGGACCCACATCGGCTTCGACTTCTAAAGGCACCTTGATCCACTTCCAAGCCTTGGGCAGGTCCTCTGTCATCACGCGCTGTGCAGTCCGTAATACGTGATCCACTTCGTCGGGGTGAAAATCGAAAACGATCGAGTCGTGAATTTGCCCGATAAGTAGCGTCTTCCATCGTTCCCGAGTTGCAATTTGGGTCAATCGGATGAATGACCAAAGCAGCATGTGAAATGCGCTGCCTTGCACCGCGAAGTTAATCACTTGGTTTCGCTTCATGAATCCCTTGAACATGAACCCGGTTAGCGATTGGAATTGTCCGTGTTTCAAGTAATTACGATACCAGGTGTTGCGCCAATTGTTGTAGACCGGGAATCGTTCGTTCCAGAAACGATGTTCGACCTCTGCCATATGGTCTTCAAAGTCTAATTGAGTGTGGATACCCTGTGTCGCAAGATGCTCGGGTAGTAAGATACCATCAGAGGTTTTAAGGTTGTCCAAGTGGATCATTGCCCACATATTTTCAGCGATGCTTTTGTAGTAGTCTCCGTAGAAGGCCGGAAAGACGAATCCGTTCTTACCACAGTGACGAAGGGTCTTATAGCAGCCAGTGCCTTTTGGACCCAGTTGTTCTTCTGTGAGATGATAACATTCCATGGCCATATCGCGATGCATATCACGATTCGGATTTGTGAGTTCATCATACATCGCTGGATCTAGATGATAACAGTATGCCGCGCGGATTTCCGCACCGGAGAAGTCGACTTCCCCTAGTAATCGATCATGCCGCGGTATAAGTGACCGACGAACAATATTCATAATCTCTTTGATGCGTTTGGGAAAGTTGTGGAAGTTGGGATCGAACGAACTGGAACGGAAGGTTTGTACTGTATTGAGTGCGAAGCTTGGATGGATAAACCATTGATCCCCTTGTTGCACAGCTTCACGAATGATAGACGCAAGAAACGTCCCTTTTGCTTTTTGTAAGCGATCCACAGCGATCAAATCGTCAATCTCGGGGAGTCCTAAAGCCTCGAGCGCATTTTGGCTTGTAGAGGGGTTGCCGTTTTCCGTGAAAACTTTGGCCTCGTGCCCCATTCTTTTGTAGATTATGTCCGCGAGCTGGTGGTTGCTATCCCAGTTCATAGATGTTCCGTAATATTTCCGCCACAGCTTCGCGAGTTTCGTGTCTAGCAGACGTTCTCGTCGTCGCCGAATCTGTCTTGTAAGGTGTTTATCCTTGGCAAGGCAATAGTCCATATCAATAGCGATGCCGTTTTCAGTTGCTTGCGATAAAGCAAGTGTACCTTCTTGGAGCAAGGTGTAGGCTGCTTTATGCTTTGGTCGAATATTTACTTTCATTACGACATCCTATGAATTCCTAGCTGTTTCATTTGTAGCAAGGCGAGTTTCATTTCGTAGATACTATCCAGCCCGTTGTAGGTAAGCAGTTCTTTGCGTCCCGGAGGGGTGGACACGAGTTCGCGTAACTTGTTGAATGCGTTTGCCCCGCTCTTTTTTGCAGCTTGTGGAGGTGATTCGATCCATTGCTTCATGTGAGAATCGTAGTCGACCACCCCAAAGTTGATATACGCTTGGACTTTGAGACTCGTTATTTTGGGTCGGTTATCTATCATATGGGCTGCGAGTATGGAATCCCAGGCCCAATTGTTGACGGTGCCTACTTTTGTGCGACTCCAGATATTCTCAAAACTAATGTTATGAGCTCCCTTGCCTACTGTTTTTGTAGCGAGCAATCGGCGTAATTCTTGTATCCATTGATCTTGTTTCGCAAATGTAAAGGCACAAGTCTCAAGATTTGGCTTTGTAAACGAAGCCGTTACAATTTGTTGACCGGGGGCATATGGGCGAAGTCCGGTGGTTTCCCAGTCAAATACAACGAATTCTTCTTGTAACGTACAAGTTTCGATAAAATGCTTGATGTCTTTTTGTTTTTGGGGCATCTGTATCAGGCCCTGTTCGTCTTCTGGTATTACCGGCGGCCCGTTAAGGATCGTCTTTATCGCATTATTGAGATCTTGTTGGAATAGAACTTCTACAATTGGTTGTTTGTACCCTCGTTCGCTTTTGCTTCGTAGCACATACGCCGGGTCGTAGGTCGGGCAAAACCAAGCCTTGAGATCGCGATCAGGAATTGTGAAACCCCTCCATCGCGAAACCCCCATTACTCCATTGCGATCGCCTTTCCAACGATGTTGCAGAATTGATAGGATTGGGGCGTTTCCGAAAGTGATTATTCCGTGCGGCTTCAGTTTTCTGATTGTACGCCAAAGATTAGGGCGGCAGTACCCAATTTCTTCTTTGCTTGGTGTTTTACCTTTCCTTGTTTTGCAGATTACGGCGTAGGTGTGCCAACAATCCACGTCTATGTTGATACCAAGTTGGGACAGAGCCCGTTTTAAGAGCCGCCCGCCACCGTCGCAGACAGTCTTGTTTAGTTGATCCGCTTGTTTTCTTGGGGTCTCTCCCACGAGCAGAATCTTCTTACGGCCTTTGCCGTGGACTTCCATCTTTGGTGAGTTGCAATGCTTGTGAAGGTTACAAGCGCCACAACCCGCGACTTTAGCTGCCGGGTCCGTTTGGACCGTGGTTTCCCCGTAATTGAAGAATCCTGTCATGGCAGTTTAGAAGGAGTTATCGTCCATGTCGGCGTCTAGGGCCTCGCTGGGGAAGGCCGGCCCCAAATCTTCATCAGGGTTGTCGTAGGCGGCGGTGTCGGCACTTTCTTCATCTTCCTTGTGGGGCATCTCGTGGACGTAGACGACTTGATGTATGAACTCACTGGTTTTGAAAATAATGGATCGTTTGCCCAGCATGATGCGGCCCTTGCTTTGCAACACATCACGAAGTAGGAATGGGTTGATGTAGAAGGAAACGTCCTTCGCACACCTGGCGGGTACTCGTCCGGCGAACCAGCCATCACTTCCCTCGGAACGGACTTTTGCTTTGTTGTCTGTGATTTTGATTTCAACGTACATTTCTGAGGCATGTTTGTCGTTCAGAAATACGTTGGCCGCTTCGAGGATTTCGATCAATTTCTTCGTGAATTGGATGCGGGTGCCCTTCTTTTCTCGTGCCGGGGTTGTGTCGACGTAGGTTTCCTCGAATGTGCGACAGGAGAAGATGACCTTGTTCTTGTTTCTGAAGTGCAGCCACCCATCCTGCCGGGCGTAGCTCAGAACATCGTACGCAAGCAGATTCGGGATATGGCGTGCAGGAATGAGGAAAGGTTTTTTGACTCCGGTTTCCATCGGGAAGGTCGTCAGCCGATAGGAATCCGTTGCTTCGACAAATTCTGGATGGACATGGACGCAGGTAATGAGTGGTCGCGACATGTCCTTGCTGGCGGTGAGTTGGCAGATGTCCAGTGCGTGAAGAATGGCTGTGTTGAATTTCTTGTACCGAGTAGGCAGCTCAATATCAAGCGGACGCTCGGACTTGTAAAGTCGCACCCCAGCCTTGAACCCCTTCCCGGTTACCCGCAGTTCGTTCTTGAGCACCTTGAGTTTGACATCTTTCGAATTGGTAGACAGTAGCAGGTTATAGAACGGCTTGGCCTCCACAGCGATCCCGTCCAGTGCCTCTGTAAGCTCGTCGGGCAGCGGAGCAGAGACGTAGACTTCGTCATTGAACGTGATCACGCGGCCTTTGCGGAACAGGAAAGCCGTTGAGAGCTCCACCACTTCTTTGGAAGAGAGCCCCGGCCGTACCGTTGTCAACAGATCAATCAATGCTTGACGATTCATTTCTTCCTCCTTGCACACCGCCGGGGGCGGGTCGTTTTCTTCATATTGTCGATCCTCCGCTTCGTACAGGAGGTGTAGAAGTAAGAGAGCAGCACACCGCCGCACTCATGGTATTCCCCAAGCAGTTCTTTAGTGAGTAGATCCTCGGCATAGCAGCCATTACCGGCCAAGTAAACGATCATCGAATAGCCCCTTTCGTATATGTTTTTTGAATGCCCATGGCCATTTTGGGAGGCTCTTTGCTAATCGCAGAAAGTACATGGCGTTCACGCGCAGGCGTTCTTTGGAATCGGTCTCGACCCCTTTGAGGGTAGACCCGCAACTCTCGATAAACGCCTCGACGTGGTCCTTGAAGCGCGGAGAAAGCACATCAAGTCCGTACGGGGGTACAGCCCGCTTGGACGACTTTTCCGACACGAAAATCAGGACGTAGTCCATGAAATCGAGTTTGCCTTTCTTGATTGTAGGAACCAGTACCTTACCGTAGATGCCGTGCTTGAGCCACGTTGTGCTGTCTACCGAATACCAGGGGTACCGCGCCATCAACTGCGGACTCGTTACAGCAAGGCCGTGAACTTTGCAGCGGGGCAATCCAGCATCGTCAGTCAGGTACAAAGACCAGAGCCGGTCGAGAATCGGAAGCGTTACCGAAACCGGGTTGGGAGTGATGCCGCCCAGCGCAATGTAATCATGTCCTTCGTCGATATACTTTTGAAGCCACTTGAGAGGCGTCCCCAAGTGAAAGATTGGGATGGCAGGTACACCACGGGCTTTTGCTTGCTTCATATTCTCGTAAGTGAGTGGTGCGTTGTTAATGATGTCGAAACAGGCACAAGCAGTGATATACCTTTCCTTTTTGAGGTACTTAAGATATTCGTCGTGATAGGTTTCGACTTCTTCTTGCTCAACCCATTCAAAGGAGTCTCGGTGCCGGTCTCCAAAACGGGAACCCATAGACTCGCTAGTCGGGTTGCTTTTGGTGAGTTTATTGTAGAATGTCGGAGCGCCACTGTCGACGAAGACGTTGAATTTCCTAGATACGGCCATCGGGATAGATCTCCTTGAGCATATTCGGTATCGCTTGCTCGCCGGCTTTTTTCAGTTTATCCATCCCGTGCATGAGAAAGCGTTGGTATCGATGGTTGTCCGTTTCGTAAGCTGTTACAATTCGGAGGATCTTCTTCTTTAATTCAGTGAGTGTGTCGTATCGCATATCTGATGGATACATTTCCGGGTAAGACAGTCGATTCGGGACGAGCGGGATGCAACCGGAGAACCAGGCTTCTTGCATTGCGATTCCCCAGGTTTCTTGGACAGCACAAGAGACCGCGATAGCCGCCGTCCCCAGAAGAGCGTAGTATTGGCCCTTTGTCAGGCACACATTCTTGGTGTAGACCCAGCGCCATTGTTTTGGTAGTTGTGGTCGGAGGGACTGCATCACCGTTTCAAATACGGTAGGTTGTTTTTCTTCATCCAGCCGGTGAGGGAACACAATTACCGGTTCTCTCTGAAGGTGGGATTGGCTTTCGAGATTATCGGTATACAGCGGGAATCCGGTCACATGAGTATTTCTGCAGTAGCGTCTTCGTGTCAGAAGGGATTGATGGAACTTGGTTGCAAGAAAAATACCGTCGACTTCGTTGAACCAAGAAAGTTCACTGTTGAGTGCCCAGCGTTCCATCCCCTGCTTCGTGAGAAAATCGTGAGGATCGTAGGTACCGGCATGAAGGCAACCGTAGATCCGGAGATCCATGTTGAGCCCGTCTCGTATGTAGAACAGCATTTCGAGTCCTGGAAACCATAAATCGTGGAAAAGCAGTACGTCCTTGTTCTTGATACGCCCGTCATGAATCATCTGACAGATTTTCCGAAGCTGGGAGGCTTTGTAGGCGTTCGTCCCTACTACATCAAGAAATGCTCCGTGTTCGATTGTATCCCCGAGAGGCTCTCCTTCAATGAATTCGAAAGGAATTGGACGATTCGAAAGTTCCTTTTGAAACCAGGAAGCCCATTGTGCGGAGTAGCGTTCTTCGAGAGGTTCGATCGGAACCACGAATAGTTTACTCATTGCCGACCTCCTCGATCAACCCAAGTCGTGCTTGGATTGCGATTGATACTGCGGCATCTCCAGGACGATTTGATTCAAACACCACCTGCGACACTCGGACTGGGCGGGTGATCTCGAGTTGCGGGACCTTGTAAAGGTTGTGATAGTAGTTAGCTGCGTGCTTGGAAATAGGCACAGAGCCTATTGATGGGCTGGTTTCTTGGATAGTGCAGTCGAGGAAGCTGTTCGGGAGATACGACGGTACGAGCCGCAGTGGACGGCTGGTGAGGAAAACGCCTTCTTTCTTCAATGCTTCGTAATCGGCTGTGCCATGGTACGGTTGAAAAAATTGCCCGAGTCCTCCCCAAGTCCCGTTGGTACGGATGCGACCATACAGCTCGTAGGGATCAAAGCCGTATTGCATGAGGAAGTCCCCGGTGGTTTTGATTGTGTTGATCGTCTCACCGGGGAAGAATGTCATCGTCAGCCAAAAGATATCGACTGGGGATTCGTCAGCCAATTGATGGTACTTTTCGATGTGGGGCTTCCCCATACTGGCACCGAGATCCTCGTCCGCTGTTTCAAGGCCTACTTCGATCAGCCGTACGGTTTTGGAGAGGGTGTCCCCTCCGTATGTGTGAAGGTATGAGAGGACTTTACTGACGCTGCCCAATGTGATGAAATTGAATTGGACATTGTACCTCTCGAGGAGCATTGCAGCATATTCGAGAATGGCATGTGCTTTACTCGGTGAGAAGAAGAAATCTTCGTCGGTGAAATGGATATTGTAAACACCGGTCAGGGCACATTGCTTCAAGACGTCGTCGATCACTTCAAGATCGAGTTCGATTCGTCTGCGATTGGTGTTGACCGTTGTGGGACAGAACGCACAACCGCGGGGACAGCCGTAGGAGGTGAATAACGGGTATACCTGCCCTTCGTATTTTTTGAGGTGCATGTCGCAATCGCTCAAGAGCAGATATTTGAAAGATTGGTAATGGCGTGGGTAGGTTCGCATCCCCAGCAGGATGTCTTCGTCAGGTACGATATATTTGTTGAACCCGCATTCATCGATCAGCGGGTAATATCCAAAGAAGTAGACTTCCTTATTCGGCAGGAATTTTTCCAGGATGCGGCACATCTCGATCTGTGGGTAGGACCACAGCGCCACGTAAACCGGCTCCGTGTCCTCTACCGAGTCGAGTTGATCTAGTGTGAAGTTCTCGAAGAAATGGCTGAGTTCGCCGTTTTCCGTTGCAGCCCCCGCAAACAGATAGGGAAGGTAACAAAAGCTGCCTCTATTAAATTCTGGGCTGGTGGGATCGATGATAATCATTGTTTGAGAAACCTCCGCTTGGATTGGATTACTTCAACAATTTTTCGATGATCCACTCGTTCTGCTCCGGCTTGAAAGGCTCGGAAGATGAAGGAGTCCATGACGTTGAAGTGCTCTTTCGCTTCACCCTTGTATTGCAGCTGGTTTTTTCGAAGCCCTATTCGTAATCCAAAACGGCGCAGTTCTCTCGTGCCGGCTTTGCCGTGCTTATCAGAAATCATGTGGGCCGTGTGGCGTACTCGTTTCCCGACCAGATATGCAGTCGTCGGGCTGATGAGGACACTCATCGCCAAACCTCGGCGCCGTTCTCGTTGTCTTCGGATACTGAAACCATGTCGATTTCGGGGAAAATGTCAAGCAGTTGGCGCCCGAGCATTTCGCAGGAGGTCTTTCCGAGGAAGCGTTCGGCGTATTCGCGCTGGATGTGCCTCTCGACTTTGTTTTTGAGTGAAATGAACTCGATATCGCGATTATCGTGATCAACGAATGCCCAAATCTTCACATGGAAGACGTGCCGGTGTGGGTTTCGAAGAAATATGACTTCTTGCGGGGCTTCGGGCCAGTGATGGGTTGCTGCGAATTGCAGCGTAGCCCATACGAGATAACGTGCCATGATATTACCTCAAAAGAGTGGTCATGAGTTCAGCACGAGCGGCTTGATCGGTCAAGAAAACACCCTTGAGGCTTTGGTACCCCATGATGCTGTGCTGTTTTTGGACACCACGGCAAGCCATACAGAGGTGTTTGGCTTCGAGGATACATGCGGCACCTTTGGGGCGTAAATGTTCCATCAATGCCTCTGTAACCTGCTCGGCAATGCGCTCTTGTATTTGCAGGCGGCGGGCGTAGATATCGAGGATACGTGCGAGCTTGGAGACGCCGATCACCCGTTTGTGAGGGATGTAGGCAATTGAGGCCTGTCCGGTGAAGGGGAGCATGTGATGCTCACACATAGAGTAGAACTCGATATTCTTGAGATATACGAGTCCGGTGGCTTCCTTGCACTCAAAGGTTTTCAGTATTTTTGAAGGGCACTGTCGGTACCCTGCGTAAAGTTCGCCCCAGCTTCTGCGAACACGAGTTGGCGTTTCGATGAGGCCTTCCCGAGTAGGGTCTTCGCCGATTCGAAGGAGCATGGTACGAATGATTTCTTCTGATCTGATTGGCATGACAAAGGCCCCTTTGTGAAAGTAAAACAGGGGAGGGGATGAAAGGTCCCCTCCCCGTTTTCGTTCTGCGATTGCTGTTAGGTGTTGGCCTTCTTGCCCAGGTTGTAGTAGATGGTGGCGCGCTTCTTCATGTAGGCTTCGTCTTCGACCCCGCGCTCCTTGTAGAGCTTGATGAAGTGGGCGATGACCTGCTTCTTGGATTTGCCGTCCTTGACCATCTTGACGGCCATCTGCTCGAAGGATTCGCCCTTCTTGCCCCCGCCCCGGGCGGACTTGCCGGTACGCTTGGTGCCGGTGCTTTTCTTGACCTCGGGCTTGCCGACGATCTTCTGCATCTTGGCCTTGAGGTCCTTGGTGCCCTGCAGGCCCTTGAACTTGCTCAGGCCCTTGCGGAGACCCTTGAACTCGTCGTAGTCCTCGACGATAGCCTTGAGGTCGTCCAGCTTGCGGGTCGAGGCCACGTAGGCGGACAGATCGAGGTCGTCGTCCTCGTCGTCATCGTCGCCGCCGGCGCCGTCGTCGTCTTCGTCCTCGTCGGCGGCTTCGTCGTCGTCGGCGTCTTCGTCGTCTTCGTCGTCTTCGTCGTCCTCCTCGTCGTCGTCTTCGTCGTCGGCGTCTTCGTCGTCCTCGTCGTCGGGAGCCTCGGGCGCCTCGTCGTCGGGATCGTCGTCGCCGTCAGCTTCCGCCAGGTTGGCTTCGGGGTCGCAGCCCAGGGCGAGCAGCGTGGCCCAGGCTTCTTCGGAAAGGGCTTCCTCGTCGCTCGGGACGATCGCATGGAAGACTTCCTTGATTCCCTTGGCCAGTGTCTTGCTCTTGAGGTTCAGAGGGGGCTCGATGTCGATGATCTCGTTGAGCTCCTTGCCGAGTGCGACCAACTCCTTGAGGGTGGGCTTCTTCGAACCGGAGCTCTTTTTCGGAGCCGCTTTCTTGGTCTGGGTCTTCTTCGCCATTGCCGTTCTCCTTGTTTTTTGGGCATTTGCCCTCGTTAAAAGAATCTACTCGTGTATCATTATACGAGCAAAGGTCCCTTTTTCTTTTTAATTATTCACGCCACCCCGAGGATTTTGTGAATTTGCACATTGAGCACAAGATTGAGCCCTTCCAGTTCCTCCCACTGCCGAAGCAAAGTCTGAGGGATATACCCTGTTTTGATTGCTTCCGTTTGACTGATTGCCCACCCGCAGCGAACTGAGTCGAAGGGGTACCGTTCCCGCATATCACTTATGAACTTCAGGGCGTGAAGGACATCGCTGTATTCGTGACACACCAACTTGACCCAGGAACCCAGGGGCAGATCAGGAAGAATGCGACCTACGAGTGACTCGTTAGTCGAGCCGGGAAGGCCTTCGCCGCTTCCCGGTAATTTGTGATCTACAACCCAGGTCACTTTGCTCCCGATACCCCATTTGCCGTGTGGAGGCTCAACGGTACCGTTGGTTTCGATAATCACAGGACGATGCTGTTTGTCGGAAAGGTGAAAAACCACATCCCGCAATTCGTCCCAATTTTGCAGCAACGGTTCACCACCAGTGATGAGAATTGGTGTAGGATGCGCGAGCGGAAACGGTGCTGGGACTGATAATGCCGCTACTCGCTCGAGTATTTCGGCCACACCCATTTCCTTCCCCTGGTGGTTTCCAAGAGCCTCAATAGCGTCACAATAGTGACATCGCAGGTTGCACCCTTGGAAGCGGATGATGATGATTGGTTCGCCTTGCAGCACACCGCCGCCGACTTCTCCGCTGAAACTTCTGGAGATGTTATGAACCCGCATAAATTACCCCCGTTTGTACTCGACCCAGGAGGTCGGGGTTTCGGTGATGCGGATGCGGACCACCGCGTTGTGTAGCCGCTCGTCCAACGTGTTGTGCATCCAGCGGACGAGATTTTCGCAGGTAGGCGGTTGAAATTGGTCCGGGAGGATGTCGTTGAGATGCTGGTGATCAATAAGCTCAACGACTTCATTCACCACGGCTTTTATTTCCGAGAAATCCATGATCATTCCCGGGTAACATTGGTGAATTTTGTCCTTGGACACGGGATGTTCGACTTCAACTTCCATTCGGGCGTTGTGCCCGTGCAGGCGACGGCACTTGCCTTTGTAGTCGGGCAAAGAGTGCGAGTAACAGAAATCGAAAACCTTGGTTGCAGTGAGCATAATAGACCTCCTGCCCCATTATACGGGGCATCTGTTGGTTTTCTAGAAGCTTGTTATGATTGGTCGTCCTGTTTTTATGCTCTGTAGGACGGTTACAAAGTTGGTGGAATTTTGGTCATCTTCGCGCACCACAATAGCATTGACGCGCATTAAGCAGCGTTTCTTTTCTTGCGGTGTTTGATTGAGCCCGTACATTGCAGTCACATGACCTAGCTTTCGCTTGTCCTCGCTGAAGTTCCGCATGGAGAGCATCCATCGATCGTAGCTATCAGCATCTGCTTGAGTTGGTGCAATAACCAGTGCATTTCGAACCTGGGATAGATTTCGCAACGCCATCCAACGATCGTTTTCTTCTTCCCTTTTCTTACTGCGGGTGGTTTCCGGCGCAAGGATATCCGCATAGTCTATCAGGATGACTTGCGGGACAAAGCCTTCTTCGGCTTCTAACCGCCTGCAAATAGCCTCGATGTCTTTGACCCTTACCGACCCCGTCGGATGGCAAGACAGGCGTAATTCTCCGCCAAGAGCGCGTTGGAATCTGGTGTTTAGGTCGATTGCCTCGTTAGCCGTGAGTGGTTCAATAAAAGCCCGCTCCCACCAGGAGATGCCCTCAAACTCGTGTGGGTGTCGTTGGCGGCAGTAAGTGCAGGGGTTGTAATGCTTCTCAGCTTCTTCAAAAGGCATGTAGACTGGTTCATCACGATCGCCGTCTTCTACAATCTCGATTTCCCCTCGGCGTTGCGTTCGGGAACACTCGCCGGTCTGGTTCTTCCAGCAGTCCAGCACGGGCACTAGCTGTTCACCGCAGAATTTCTCCCGATTGCTTCTTCCAGCAAAAGAGACGCTGAACCGTAAGGTTTGTTGAGGCTGGCTGAGATCGCCTGCTTGAACGAATAAGACCTTGCGCCTTGCTCTCAAAGCACGTTTGGCGTGCTCAATGAGCATCCATGTCTTACCGATTTTCTCTCTTCCGAGGAAGGAAACAAACGAATCTCGGGTTAATTGGTCGTTCATAAAGTGCCCTAAGGCACCAGGTAGTTCGTAGAGTGGCTTTGGTTGGTTTTGAAACCCTTCCCGAATTGCTTGTTCGTCGGTTAATGGGTTGATCGGTCGTCCCGTGGCAGCGGTTACCTGCTTGAATTCTGTCCGAAGGGTTTCTGCTTCGTTGAGGTCGCCGTCTTCAACAGCAATTTGAATTCGTTCGGATAGCAGTCGCAAATTGGTTAACTGGAGACGTTCCGACATCTGCTTCTGCAGGTAGCTGGCGTTGATCCCTTCCCCAGCGTTTTCAAATTCTTGACTCAACCCTGCAAGAAAATCGCCGAGGTCATCCGCAAGTTCTGGCGGCAGGGCGTCATATTGCGTTGCGTAGATGTCTTGAATCGCTTTGCCTGGTGCTGCTTGATGTTCTTCGTAGTAGTCCACACACCAACGAAGAACCCGCTGCAAGAACTCCCCTTCTACGAGCTCCTCAGAAAAAGACGGAACGAGTCCCGATAGAAACTCGTTACTCACAATCGCGGCAGTAGCTACCCGGCGATCAAACATACCATCGTAGGTCCTGACTTTGAGATTGCGCTTCGCCATTTAGGTATCCTCAGGCTTGAGTAGGACAGGCGTACACATCTGCCCTACTCGGCGGGCTAGCCGTTGTCCTGTGACATTTTGCAAGGCTTTGATTGCGTAATTGGTTGTGATGATTGTTTGACGTTGATCTCGGTATCTCCGGTCAATGATTAGGTCGAGTGTTTGAGTTGCCCACTCGGTGGTCTTGGTGTTCCCTAAATCATCCAACACGAGCAGCACCGTATTGGTATAACGATCGACGACATCCTTTTCTGTTGTCTCGGAATTAGGCGAATAGGACTGCCGGATCTCGAACAAAAGTTCGTTGACCGGTGTGAATAGACACGGTACGCTCAAATACCGTTCTTTGAACGTCATGAGTACCGCACAAGCAAGGTGGGTCTTCCCCACTCCGGGCGGGCCGTAGATGTAGAGTGAATCAGTTGGGCATACCTCCAAATCAAAATCTTCGAGGGAGGCGTCTACAAATTCAGCAGGTATGCCTGCTCGTTTGGCGATTCGATACTTCTGCTCTTTATTCAGAAATGCCATATGCTAGACTCCTTTGGTGGCTGCCCGCCGACCACGTTTAACTGTGACCTTTCGTGTCTTGCGTTCGTAATCATCAAAGTAGTCGTCAGGAAGTGCTTCAGGATCACTATTCCGTTTCTTGGGGCGTACGGTGTCCCGGCCTTCCCACATGCCAAAGATAATTTCAAACGGAGTAGAATTGCCCTTGCTGGGACGTTTGCGGGAGAGGTAGTCGCCGGGACGAGTTCGCAACACTTCGGCCCAGCCGGGGAAATCAGAGTTGGGGTCGGGGGCTTGGTCAAGTATCCATTTCAGAGCAGCACGGACATCTGCTGGGGCATAGCCGTCTTCAAGAATTTGCTGGATAGCGATTGCACCCTTTTTGATCTTTTGGGGTGCCTTTGGGTTGAGCTTCCCATAAAGCATTTGGCTCATGTTCATTGCAGAACCACATGGTTGGTTCCTATCTTCTTTCTTTTTAGTTTTAGTTAATTTAGTTTTATTATACAGTTGGCCCCTCCCGGCCGGACTAGTTCTCCCCATCCTGCCGGACTTGTCATCCCCATCCGGCCGGACTAGTTCTCCCCATCCTGCCGGACTTGCTCTATGGCTCTTATGGTGGAGGTAAACCAGGATTTGTTCGTAATCGATTTTGAAGTGAATTCGAGCAGGTGTGCCTACTCGTTTGGTGAGGATCAGGTGAAGGTCTTTCAGTGTTTTGATTATCGTGCGTTGTGTTTTGTGTCCGATTCCCGTGTCTTTCAGCCGTGCTTGTTCCGTACGGTAAAACCAACCGTTGTGGTCGGTCAGATTTTCGTTGATGCTGATGAGGTATGAAAGAAAGAAAGCTGTTTCGGCCCCAAGTTTGCGAACCAATACCTTGTTGACTGCCCAGTACCCGTCTGCGGATAGTGCTGCTCGACCGATTTCAGCGAGTGCTTGTTCTCTGCTCGACATAGGACCCCCTACTCAAAAGAATCCCGCTTCACGTGGAGCCTCGATGGCCGCCTGGGGAGTCGAGCAGGGCGACCTTCGGGGCCAACCGAGGCCGGAAAACGGCCATCGGAGGCTCCGCGAAAAACGGGATTGATTGAAATGCGACTCCCCTTCATCAAAGAGCGAACCTGGGTGGCTAACCCAGCAAAGACAAAGTGTACGCATATTTTGTAGGTGTTGTAAAGCATTTTCTTCCTACGTTATTTTATTAGGTTCCGGATGAATTTGCGGTCCCGTTTAGACTGCTCCTCGATGTCCCCGTGCGAGAGGATCACCTCTTGAACGGTTAGTCCTCTTTGGGCGAGCTCTGCACAAATCTTCCAACTAGCTATGCGGGCTTGCTGCTCCCCACCGTCAAAGACAATAGACGCTCCTTTGAAATGTTTCGCAATGAGAGTGATCTGGGGCATACGGAAACCGATCCCAAAAAGGCTCATGGCTCCCGGCCCTAAGGGGAAGACGTCAAAAAAGCCTTCAACGAAGACGCCGTGTTCAACCCCGGCCGCAATCGCTTGGTCGAAGCCGCCAACGATGTCTTTGTGGTGAACGCTTTCTTGTTTTGCTTCACAGGCTTTGTATTTGATTTCAGATTTGCCGGTGTAGTCTCGCCCTTGGTAGCTTACAAGAACGCCTTGATACGTTATGGGGACAAGGACCCTGTGTTTGTACTTACCGAGGTGCCCGCAGGCGCAGACACCCCATTTTTCAGCGAGTCGTGCAGGCTTGTATCCGCGGTCCCGGAGGTACTTTACTGCACCGGGCACTTCTACAAGCGGGCGCCACCCGGCGGGGAGGTCTATCGGAGTCGGGGTTCGTGGTAGGGCAATCCGTTCTCCCTTAGAGTAGTTCATTCGGCGAAGGCGCCCTTTGTATCTCCGAAAGACTTGCCGGGCTTGTTTCTTATTCACACCGAGAAGCTTCTGCACAACGTCAAGAGGACCCTTTCCCTTGCAGCGCCAGCAGACGAAAGCCCCAGCTAACCGATCCTCCGGGTTGATGCAGAACCCTAAATGGTAGCCCGGATTGCCGGTACAGAAAGGGCACTCGATCTGCACCCACCCCGTGCGGCAATGTTTGTGTCCGGTTTCTACGTATTCGATTCCGTGGTCTTGGTAGAAGCGAAGAGCGTCGAACATTTTTAGCGGCCCAGCTTACCGCCCGCACGGGCCTGGGCGAATGCACCAGGGATCCGAGGGTGGGCGCTTTGTGTGAACTGTTTGAATGGGGGCTCTTCTCCGATCGGGTATACCGGTATCGGGGTACATCCCCATTCAAGCAGAGTGCCGTTGGGGACGAGCCACGGCTTGCATAGTTTGATATCAGGGCTCCAATAAACGGGGTCTTCTTTTTCTTTGCCCCAGAGGAACATCTTTTCTTTTGGTGTTAATCGA